CTGCATTCAAATACAGAACACCCCCGCACGGCTTGCTGCTGTGCAGGGGTGTTCTTGCTTTTTGGCTATTGTTTGGCGGCTTTCGCAATGCAGCCCATGGCGTTTAGGCTGCGAGGATAGCCGATGTAGGGCAGACACTGGAGCACCACTTTGGTCAGGAATGCCGCGTCGTTGCCCATGTTCATATTGCCCTTTGCGTGGGCGATCAACTGGGGCTCGCAGCCCCCTTGGGCAGAGAGAAAGCAGAAGGTGATCATCTCTCGCTGGGCCAGATGAAGCAGTTGCGTGATTGATACATGGATTTCTGCCCGTTTTCGTTAGGGTGTTTTACGATATATAGGAATAACCGCTTTTCTCACACCGAGGGGTGTGCGAAATGTGGTGTGAAACAGAATGATAAGCAGAAAACCTTGCGTTCATTGATGAATATGCATCTGCTGAAGACAGTTTTTGCATACACCCATAACGAAAAGTAAATCACATAACGAAAAGAAAGTCCTATCGTTATGTGTGTGAACACGCCAGAAATACCGGACCGGGAGATGGTGTCTATGCGAAGAAAGGAGCGCCAATTTGGCGAGGTGTCCGAGAAGACAAGAAAGAATATGCAGAAAATTCGCAGCAAAGACACAAGTATTGAAGTGGCGCTGCGAAAGCGTTTATGGCATGACGGATACCGATATAGGAAAAATTACAAGAAACTACCGGGTTCTCCTGACATTGCAATTATGAAGCACAAGATAGCTGTTTTCTGCGATAGCGAGTTTTTCCATGGGAAAGAGTGGGATCAGCTGAAAACTCGATTGGAGCGCGGTAAAAACCCACAGTATTGGATAAAGCATATTGAGGAGAACATGGAGCGTGACAGAAGAGTTGAAAAAGAATTAGAGGCTCTGGATTGGACAGTAATTCGGTTCTGGGGGAATGATATAAAAAAAGATCTGGAAGGTTGCTTGCAAGCGATAGAAGAGGCTGCATTTGACAAAATGATAAACAGTTGTGCTTCAGAAGGTATTTATGATGATCCCTGATTCCCGGCAAAGATGATGTCTTGTGTCGGGAATTTTTTAAATTACATAATTCGCTAATAAGCGTATATGCGTATATTTTGGACCCACAGACATCTGAAAACACGAAAATACGGTTCTCAAAAAAATCCGCAAAAAAGTGTAATTTCCCTATTGCCTTTTTTACCCGAGTGTGATATGATATGTACATCATAACGATTGGAGGTTCATACATGGCGGAAACTAAGGCGAAGAAGCTGTCTTATGACGAGATGTTCAACTCGACCACAATGTTCTACATTAATGACAGCTGCGAAGAGTCCATCAGAAAAACAATAGATGCTCAGACTGCGGATATCCTTGTGGGGCTTAAGACCATTACCAGCAAGGAAACGCTGAAGCAATACATTATCGATCACAAGGATTCTCTGGACAGGCTCACCTCTGTTGCAGAAATCTCCGAAGAAAGATTCAAGCGGATGGTTTCGATGATAAGGAAAGACCGCGGTTTCGTATTCGCAACAGAATGGGGTCTCAGTAAGATCCGTTCTGCGATGATGGAAAGCCCGGCGATGATGGAAAGCGTCTTGAATCTCATTTGGGACGGGAAACACGATCCCAAGATGCAGGCATGTATCCCTCCGTTTTATTTGGAGAATATGGCTATGGACGATAGTACCCTCGCCAAAATCCAAGACGAGGGTAGCGTCCGCCAGTTGGTGAAACGTGGGTTAGAAGGTACCTACAGCAATATGATCGGCGATGCAATATTGGCAGATATAGAAAAGGAATTGAAAAGGGTCTGTGCGAAGCATGGACTTGAATACCAGAAGAATGTTCGGGTTTCTAAACTTGATCGGGCAGTCAGTTTTGTCTTGGAATCTCCTGCCAAGCCGAAGCTTATCCTCGATGTTTCATATAGCGTTACTACTTCAAGTAGCCAAGGAAGCAAAAAGGAAGCCGCGAGGAAAACAGAAGCCGTTATAAAAGCAGAACGGGATGCTGGGAATAATATCATCTTCGTCAATTTCTTGGATGGTGCCGGCTGGATCGGCAGACAGGCCGATCTTCGGGAAATCCATAGATGTTCTGATTATGTTTTGAACTTTCAGAATATGGGGCTATTGGAAGACATCATTGACGCGCACATTGACGAATTATAACTGTGGAGGGTTTGAAATATGAACGCTACTGAAAGAAAAGCAAAACTGAAGGAGTTCACCGATCATCCGGAAAAGGCGTGTCGGACAGGTATTCCTATCGTTTATCATGGCAGCATCATTACTCTCGATGCTTACGAGATTCCGCTTGAGTATCTTGTATATAACCCATACAACGGGAGAATAGGAAGCGTTGTTAAGTCTTATGAGCGGCAAAACCATCAGCTGAACCCGGAAGATCCTGACGACAAGAGAATTATTGAAAAATTTCTGTGGGACTCCAAGCCGGAGGCTAATAAGAAAACCAAGGAGCGCCTTCTGAAAGAGCACCAGCAGAGGCATGGCATTGTGACTGCGGACGGCATGATAATTGACGGTAACCGCCGCGCAAGTTTGCTGAACAATATAATGGCAGATGAAAATATCCCGTTTAACGAAAAGGGACATTGCCAGTATTTCATTGCTATTATTCTCCCCGAGGGTGCCGATAAAAAAGAAATCCTTGCGCTGGAAACCACCTATCAGATGGGCGAAGATGCTAAAGTCGATTATAACCCTATCGAAAAGTATCTGAAGTGTAAGGATTTAAAGGATGCCGGCTTCACCGATGATGATATTGCAGGGATGATGGACTGCAAACCCGGAGAAGTCCGTACAATGCTCTCTGCTCTGCGTTTGATGGATGAGTACCTGGATGAGTATGGCTATTCGGGTATGTACACACAGTTGGATAAGAGCGAAGACTCCTTCCTTAAGTTAGATTCTGCCCTTAAGAAATATAAGGCGGGTGTGGCTTCAATGTGGGCCTATGATCCTGAAGCTGACGTTGCTGACTTAAAGCTGATTGCTTTTGACTATATCAGAGCAAATTTTGAGCAGACCCTTTTCCGCGATATTATTTCGGTGCCCTCTGCGAAGAAGCCGGCATCCAGTTTCTTTGCAAAGCAGGAGGTGTGGGAACAGTTCCGTGACCAGCATTTCGCTACCACTGATTCTGTCCAAGAAGAATCCGTAGAGGATATTATGGCTAAGAACCCGCCGGACCTGGGACGCGCTTTGAAGGCAAGGGATCAACAGTGGAAACAGAAGGTCGAGGAGTCGTTTGACGATAACTATATTCAGAGCATGGATATCTTGAATAACCATGCTAATGCAGCAAAGCCGTTACAGCAGCTCATGAAGGCTTGCCAGGCGCTTGAAGTCGTAGATGTGAGCCAGCCGAGCTTTTTGAGTGACAGCAATGTGCGCGGCTGCGTATCATCCTTGGATGAATTTGTATCAAAGTTCAAGGAAATACTCGGTTTATAAAGGAAGTAGAGTGAATGAAGAAACTGTGTCTTGAATCAAATGAAAACGGCAGTTCTCTGATTATCACTGGGGACGTTGATTCCATTTTTAGCAATAGACGTGCAGCTCGGTACTTGAAAGATACGGTAAAATTCGCTAAGACAGACGATAGTATTGTTGTTGAGGCTGATGATGACATCAATAAAAGTATCGACCGAATAAAGAAACTCTGTGAGTATATTGGTGCTGACCTTGTTTTCTCCGGAAGGGTTTCTGAGGCTGTAACTAATTATGCGCTTGAAGAAGAAAAATTTGGTGAGTTTGCGGAAAAGGCGCGCCTGATCAGAGACAATAAATGTGACAAAGGGGACTTTGAGCGGTTCGTTGATTCAGTTAGTATAAATCTGTCTAACAGAAGCCTATATGAATTGCAGTTGTTATCTGCATACCACCTCGCTTTTTCGCAGAATGCGTGTAACTTCTCTGTACCTGGAGCAGGTAAAACAAGCGTGGTATATGGGGCGTTTGCTTTTCTTTCAAATCTGCCCCAGGATGATAAAAAGTATGTAGATCGACTTCTTATCATCTCACCACTCAGTGCATTTGGTCCCTGGGAATTAGAGTATGAGGAATGCTTCGGTGAAAAGCCATCAACAAAAAGATTGAATGGGAAAGTCCCAATTGAAGAGAAAAAACAATATCTGTATTCGCTGAATCCTGCCAGGATCACGCTGCTCTCTTATGCCTCTGTACCATCGCTTAAAGAGGAACTAATATATTTTCTTAGGAACAATAAAGTGATGGTTGTCTTGGATGAGGCACACAAGATTAAAAATACAAGTGGTGGAGTAACTGCGGCAGGAGTGTTAGAAATAGCAGCTTACTGCTCGTCAAGGGTTGTGCTTACAGGTACACCTGCGCCTAATGGATATGAAGATTTGTATAATCTTTATAAGTTCATTTGGCCTACCAAGAAAATAATACCGTTTGAGGTTTATCAACTCAAGAATATGAGCAAGGCTGAGAATGATCCGAGAGTAGATACTTTACTGCGGTCAATAGAGCCTTTCTTTATACGTGTAAAAAAGAGTGATCTTGGTATCCCACAAGCAACAGAGCATGAACCGATTGTCGTTCCTATGGGAGAAACACAGCGCAGAATATACGATGTAATAGAGAAAAAGTATATGAGTGATATTGTCTCGAGCAAGGACGATTGGTTCAGACAAGATCTGGTAAAAGCACGGCTATTGAGAATGATGCAAGCTGCTACCAATCCCAATCTTCTTAGTGTGCCTCTTAAGAACTTTGCGTCATTTGAGGGATTTGATTCGGAGGCGGTGGCAGAAGACGCTTCTTTGATATCAGATGTTCTGCAATATGCGAAATTGGAAACGCCTGCAAAGTTTGTAAAAGCACGTGAACTTATTGAAGGGATTATTGCATCTGGTGGGAAAGTCGTAGTTTGGGCAATCTATATCAAAAATATTCTCGACTTTGAGAAGTACCTACTTTCATGTGGTATTCCGTGCAAAACGCTATATGGAGCTACTCCTGTAGCTACAGGTGAAGAGGACGAGGATGAGGTCGAAACCCGGGAAAAGATTATAGCTGAGTTCCACAAGCCAGATTCATCGTTCAAGGTGATTATCGCTAACCCATTTGCGGTTTCCGAATCGATTTCCTTGCACAAGGCTTGTCATAATGCCATTTATATGGAGAGAAGTTTTAATGCAGCACATTTTATACAGTCAAAGGATCGCATCCACAGATACGGATTAAAGCCGGGAACAGAGACAAACTATTATTACCTGTTATCGGAAGAGTCTATCGATGAGGTAATCCATAACAGATTAATCGAGAAGGAGACAAGGCTTCGTGATATCATCGAAAGTATGCCAATTCCATTGTTTGAGAACGCAGGATTGGAAACCGGCGATGATGATATCAAGGCTCTAATTGCAGAATATGTTAACAGAACTAAAAAGATGTAATTCCATCGGTAATGTTGATGGCATTCTGTTTCTCGTCTCGATTATGGCTGGAAAAGAAAGAATCAGTAGAGACGAGATTAGGAACAGGTGTGCCTTGGAAAACAACATTACTGTAAATTGTCCTGGTGCAGTAGCATTTTTTGAGTATCTGAGGTTGGTGGATACAACCGCAGATACCGTTATGCCTTTGCCTGAGCTTGATACACTCGCTGCGAAAAGTAACGGCGAGATCATCGAGCAGTTAGCCGCCATGAGCATCAATAGGCTTGTTGAAGAAGGTATTTTTGATAAGGATGCTACTGGATTTGATGCCGAAAAAGGACACCTAACAATTAAGCGATCTGCCTTTCCATTGGCTTATGCTGCTGTCCGTAATTTCCTCACTATGGCCGGAGCGCTTGATAAGGAAGAGAACGGAGAAATATGTGTAGCAGGGAATTATGAATCTGACTGGACGGAGCAATTATGTAACCGAAGGAAAAAATTCACACTGGAGCAATTATTAAAGCAGCAAGAAGACCAAAGTAGACGCGGTCTTGAGGCAGAGGAATTTGTGCTGGGACTTGAGAGAAAACGCCTTCCAGAACTTGCACAGAAGATAAAAAGAATCTCTGACTTTGATGTTGCTGCCGGTTATGACATAGTTTCCTACGAGAGCAATGAAACCGAGCATTACGATCGGTTCATTGAAGTGAAATGCTACATGGGATCGCCGCACTTTTTTTGGTCTGAAAATGAGTCGGATGTTGCCAGAATTAAAGCGGACAAATACATTCTATGTCTGGTTGATTATTTGAGAATGGGAGAGCCAGGATATCAACCTGAGTTTATTAGAAATCCATATGAAACCATTTTTGACAGTGACGAATGGCTTGTAAATGCGTCCTCGTATAGGATACAAAAAATATAGAGACGGGCGCATTGGGTGCGTCCGCCTCTGTTGCTGTTTTGTTCAGTTAGCATACATATCTGCTAACCGTTCTGAAATGGCTTTGATAACTGGGATACATACTGTGTTGCCGAGCAGATCGAAAGCTTCACTTTCCTTCAAGAATGAAAGATCGTAATCTTCCGGGAATCCACATAAGCGTTGCCCTTCCCTGATTGAAAGCCTGCGCAAGCCATCTCCGTCAACAACGCCTAAATGCGAAACATCCATAGCTACCAGTGTTGGCGCAAGATCGGCAGGGTCGAGGATTTTAGTAAACTCAAATGAGAGTTTGCCTGCAACAATGTTATAGCCTTTAGGTTTTGTTTCGTCAGGCACACGTCTGCCGTTCTGCTTCTTGCGGGGATATTCCAGTGTTAGGTATCCCATTTCAACAAGCTCGTCGAGGAATTCCTTAAGATTATCGTGATGAAAGAATGTTGAAATCTGCTTTTCTGTAAGGGGCATTCCATCCATCCAATCAATACCGATTTCTGCCGCCCATTTTCTTTTCCTTCTTTCAAGTAAAAGGAGATTCAAAAAATCGGATTGTTCTGCTGTTGTGTTACCCTTCAGCCCAATTTCCCAGCTGTGGATGTTATCGGTGCCGCCTCGTTTATCTTTGATTGCCTTACCGACAACTTGTTCTGGGGTGAAATGAGCAAATAGTTTTTGCGTGAATTCAGAATCCACCGTGGGTAGTCCGTGTTCCAAGATGTCTCCCAAAACCGCAGTATGTTCTTCGAAGTTGTCCAAAGATATGTGGGCATCCCTTGTCCCAACAATATATACCCGTTTTCGAGATTGTGCTAATCCGAAGAATTGACTATCGATCAATCGATAGGAAACATAATAGTTTAGCTTCTTTAGGTGGTCGATGATGATGGATAGCGTCCTACCGTCATCGTGATTAATTAATCCTTCGACATTTTCTAAGAGGAAGCCATAAGGTTGTTTCTCCTTTAGTATACGTTCGATTTCAAAAAAGAGAGTACCTCGAGTGTCCTCGAAGCCAAGGCCTAATCCAGCAGCAGAAAAGGGCTGACACGGAAAGCCTCCGAGCAGGAAATCAAAATCCTCAATGTCGGTTGCTGATATTTGAGTGATGTCACCAGCTACTTCTTCATCATTAAAGTAGTTCTTGTATGCTTTAATGGCGTAATCCTTAATCTCACTACTGAATACGCAAACAGGATTAAAGCCCTTTTCTCTAAAAGCGTTCTCGAAACCAAGCCGGATGCCGCCAAGTCCTGCAAAAAGATCGATAAACTTGACGGTCTTATCTTGCGTTCGTTTTCTGCGGGAAATTTGTGCGCTAATGAGATCGATGCATTTTTCAGAAAAGCTATTACCAGTTGCAAACTGATCAATGTCGCTTTGCAAAGTTGGTGTTATGTATATTGTTTTTGCGATTTTCTTTTCGCTTTCGGGAAGTGGGGTTCTACCTGATCCTTCCCTTTTACCTCCGTGCTCTGGCATGGTTGTGTCTCCTTCCTATAATCCGACAAGTCTATTATAACACAGCTGGTTTGATTTTGCAATGCCCAAAATCAAAAATAATGCCCAAAATCAAGTGAAATATGTACTTGAGGAAAATTACGCAGATCTATTGACATTTTCCGGGGATTCATTTATAATACAAGTACGCATAAAAGCGTAATAGCGAAAGGAGGAAAAACAAGTGGCAGGTGAATTTGGTGCTTTCATTGCACAAAAGCGACTTGAAAAGGATGTCAAGTTAAGACCGATTGCCGAGAAGTTGGGGGTTTCCGTAACCTATCTTTCTGACATCATAAAAGGTCGGAGGAATCCGCCGGATATTGATGGGCTGGAGGCCTTGGCGAAGGTATTAAACTTGAGCGAAGAAGAGCGTGAGGAAATGCTCGATCTTGCTGGGCGTGAGCGTAAACAGGTATCTCCTGACTTGCCTGAGTATATCATGGATGAGGCTCTCCCCAATGCACGTGTCGCACTTCGCAGGGCAAAAAGTCAGGGGCTTGGAGATGATTTTTGGCAGGAAGTCAATCAGATCATCGACAAGAGAAATGGAGGCGAATGATGGACTACAATAGTCGCAAACTCGTACCATACATTCCTCCGGCTGAATACGATAAGGTTGCACGTGAGTTCCTGGAGCAGTTCTATCCAGATGCGCTGAAGAATCCTATGCCAGTTCCGATTGAAGAGATTGCCAAAACCGGTCTTGGTCTGGATGTTCAGTATATCTGTCTATCAGAAGAACTGGATATTTATGGGATGACGATCTTTACTGACGGGGCCGTAGAGGTGTACGATCCCGATGAAGGACTATACGACACCAAGTCATTTAAAGCAAAGACAGTCCTGATCGATCCGGAGGCGGTGAAAAAGACAAATACCGGTTGTCGTAACAACACGATTGCCCACGAATGTGTTCATTGGTACAAGCATCGATATTACTATAAGATGCAAAAGTTTTCTCTTCCACGATATGCGAAGTATTGCAAGTGCCGTGTGGATCAGCTGCCCGAGTCAACAGACGAAGATAACATCATGGAATCACAGGCCATCGGTATCGCACCAAGAATCCTGATGCCAAAGAACACGTTTGTTGAAGCGGCGGAGCATCTTGGCGTAGCGTATGGTAAGGACAACAGGAGTGCCATCTGTACTCTGGCGGATTTTTTTGATGTATCCAAACAGTCTGTAGAAATACGTCTCGAAGAATGCAGCTTACTCTGACTCTTGCTGCAGTAATGCGGTGAGAGTCTCTTTTTTACCCATTGAGTACGCAATTAAGCGTAACAGCTAAAATGAGGAGGCGATGCCTATGACTTGTTTAAGAAAGGAGGATGCGATGGGTGATTCCATTTCATGATTGTCTTGGACGGTTAGCTTGTATGGGAAATCCTGAAACGGGGCTGGTTGAATGTCTCTACAAGGGAAATAAAACCAGTGCAGTTCTCGCAGTCGGGGAAACCTTTACTGTTGAGCGCCAAGATATAGTAACCATTATCACAAGAGTTGCCACACACGACTTCAAAGTTGAAAGTCGAAAAAAAGCGGCATAAATCACAATTTTATACTGAGATCCGCAGAGCTGCATGACGGCCTGGATTTAGTTCAAAACCCACAACGGGTGAACTATATCCAAGCCGTCTTTCTTTGTTTCTACGGATGAAAACGGCTCCTGCGGATTCCAAGGAATCTGAAAGGAGCCATTTTTATGCAAAGAAACAACGATTCAAAGAAACGCAAAAGCAGGTTCAATCCCAACCGTACCTGTTATCTGACGGCTGACGGCAAGTATTACTGCTACGAACGCTGGGATGATGACGCAAAGTGCGTGGTAACGCAGAGACTTGAGGTCGGAAAAGACCTGTCGCTCGAACTGACCATCATGCTCGATGAGTCCGACCACGACATGGATTTGCAGGATCGCTACGAGAGCGAACTGCGCGATCCCCTGTTTGACGCGAAGGCGAACAGCTACAAGGCCGATCCCGACAACGAGGACGCGGTCGATCCCTGGGACATGATTGCCGACAAAGGCAGCAGCCCGGAAGACGCCATGTTCGCCGAGCCGGAGCAGGAAAATCCCCAGGCAGTGGAAGCCCGCCGCGTCATTGACGAGGAATGCACCGAATCGCAGCAGGACTTCTTCTTCGAGCATTTCGGCAAAGGTACTCCGCTTGAGGAGATGCGCCAGGCTGAAGCCGAGCAGACGGGCAAGCTGCCGTCCTCCGCGGCGATGACCAACCGCAAGAACAAGATCGTCGACAAGGTCGCTAAGTCTTTCGGGGTCGAGCGTGTGAAACGCCACAAGTACCCGAAGAAGGACTGAGCCATGAGCGGCGGCGCATACGGCGGTCGGAGTCCTCCCCGGCCGCACCTCTTCGGAGGGTTGAATTTCCCGGTAGTGAGTGAGGAAGGAAATACATCCATCCTCCGCAGCAATGCAGATCAGGAACAGGAGGACGAACTTATGAGATTAAAACACAAAATACGAATCAATATCGCTGACAAAAGCGGCAATAAGCAGGAAGTCCTGCAGAGCGAACACAGGAGCATTCCGAAAAAGCTGCTCACCTTTCTCTTCGGAGAATTCTGCGAGGTTCTCGTGCTGACGCCGGGTGAATCCGTGCAGGGCATCGAGATCAAGGAAATGCGGGGTGACGGCAATGAATGAAAACATCGAACTGATGATGCCGATCAAGGCGTCTCCGTATGACCATCAGAAAAAGGCGTTTGCCTTTGCCTGCGACAAGTTCGGCGTATTTGACGAGCGTCTCAAGAGCCGCGGCACGGCTCTTCTTATGGAAATGGGAACGGGCAAAACGATAGTGAGCATCGCCGTTGCCGGGTGTATGTACCAATACGGAAAAGTCAACCGTGTGCTGGTAGTCGCGCCGCTTTCCATACTCGGCGTATGGGAGGAAGAATTTGAGAAGTTCGCCGATTTCCCATATTCCATGACTATCCTCAAGGGTACGGCGGCGAAAAAGAAGGAGCGGCTCACAAAGCTGCCGGACGGGGGCTTGCAGGTCGTGGTCGTAAATTACGAATCGGCGTGGCGGCTCGAAAAGGAACTGCTGGCATACAACGCCGACCTGGTGATCGCGGACGAGGCACACAAGCTGAAGGAGAACCGCACCTCCCAGAGCAAGGGGATGCACCACATCGGCGATAAGGCGAGGTACAAGCTGCTCCTTACGGGAACGGTCATCACGAACCGCGAACTGGACGTGTTCTCACAGTACCGCTTCCTCAATCCGCAGATATTCGGCACATCGTTTTACGCCTTTCGCAACCAGTATTTTGACATGGGCGGCTACGGCAACCACACGCCGATCTTCCGCAAATGGATGACGGACGATTTTTTGAAACGGCTCCATTCCGTGGCGTACCGTGTGACGAAAGCGGAGTGCCTCGACCTTCCGGCGATCACTGAGGAAGTCCGTACCGTGGACTTGGAGAAGGACGCCATAAAACTGTACGACAGCATTGAGGACGAGAGCTACGCCGAACTGGACGAGTCGGAGGTAACCACGGCGAACATCCTCACAAGGCTCCTGCGCCTGTCGCAGATCACGGGAGGACACCTTACCGATGACGATGGCGTAGTCAATACCGTGAGCCGCGCCAAGCTGGACGCTCTTTCCGACATCATCGATTCCGCTATGGCTGAAGATAAGAAGCTCGTCATCATGGCTCGTTTCGTGCCGGAACTGGACGATATCCAAGAGCTTCTTGAAAAGAAAAAGGTCAGCTATGCCGTTGTGCGCGGTGGAGTGAAGGACCGCGACAATGAAATCCATCGCTTCCAGTATGACGATAGGTGCCGTGTGTTCGTGGGGCAGATCGCGGCGGCGGGTCTGGGCATCACGCTCACGGCAGCAAGCACGATGGCCTTTTATTCCCTTGATTACAGTATGAGCAATTTCGAGCAGGCGAAGGCGCGCATCCACAGGGCGGGTCAGAAAGAGAACTGCCACTACATCTACCTCGTATGTAGGGGTACGGTCGACCGCAAGGTACTATACGCTCTCCGGCAGAAGCTGAACCTCGCCAAGATGCTCGTGGATGATTACCGCAAGGGCAGGAATCCCTTTAAGAACTGACCTTTCACACAGGGGGTTGAATTCCTCGGTAGTAAGTGAAAGGAGGTAGTCACCGATGGAGAACACAAAAATCTTTGAAATGGCTGACAGGCTCAAGACTCTGCAGGAACAGAAGAAGGACCTCGAAGCACAGACCAAGGCTCTGGCTGCGGAGATCGCCGAGTTGGACGAGCAGCTCTCCGATGCCATGTCAGAAGCCGAACTTGACCGCTTCTCCCGCAATGGCAGCACGTTCTATCTGAAGAGCAGACTGTTTGCGTCCCCGGCATCCGGCCGCAAGGACGAGATGATGCAGGCTCTGAAAGACAACGGATACGGCAGCCTGGTCGTGGAGACGGTCAATGCAAACACACTCGCATCCTTCATCAAGGAGCAGCGGGAAGCCACGGGCGAAGACTTCCCGGCATGGCTCGGCGATACCGTAAGCACTTATGAAAAAGTGTCGGTCGGCATCCGCAAGTCGTAAGAACACCGATTCACTGCACCAATGCAAGAACCACAACTTATTTCATTTCATAGGAGGACATTGATCATGTCAGATAAGAAGAATACTGAGATCGCAGTGAACGAGGGTTTCGCTGCACTTGCGAACAGAGACGTACTGAACGAGGCGATGGCGGACGATTGCCAGGGGCTTGAGTTTTCTTTTGACCGCGTGAAGCTGCCTGCGGGCGGCGGCACGGCGTTCGAGATTCCCTCTGCTGAGAGCGATGAGTCCGAGATGGCAAAGGACATCACCGGCGTTATCGTCTACAACCATCCGGCTTATGCCTATTATCACGACAAGTACACGGGCGGGAACAATCCTCCTGACTGCGGCTCCTTTGACGGCGTGACGGGCATCGGCACTCCCGGCGGGAACTGCGCAAGCTGTCCGTATAACAAATTCGGCAGCGGCGAGGGTCAGAGCAAGCTGTGCAAGAACAAGCGTATGCTCTACATTCTGCGTGAGGGAGAACTGTTCCCTATTACGCTTTCCCTGCCGACCGGGTCGCTCAAGTCTTTCACGAACTATGTGAAGAGCCAGCTTTCCCGCGGACGTAAGCTGAACCAGGTGGTCACGAAGATCACGCTGAAGAAGGCCACTAACGCATCCGGCATCGCATTCTCCCAGGCGGTATTCTCGTTCGAACGTATGCTGACCGCGGAGGAGCGCAACGCCGTGGCGGGCGTGTCGGAAACGGTCAAGGTTTATGCCGGCAATCTTACTCCGGCGTCCCTCATTGACGATGAGCCGCTGGTCAATCCCGAAACGGGAGAAATCATCGAACCTTTGAAGTAAAGCACATGAAAGCCCGGAGGGGCGAAACGCTCCTCCGGGTATTTCCCATAGGAGTGATTACGCATGAATACAGAATATAAATGTGTGACCACGGTGGACGGGATACGGGATTACATCGGCGGCAGCCGTATTGTCGCGTTCGACTTTGAGACTGCTCCCGACGATCCGTACCGCGAGGAGGACAAGGCGGCTCTCGATCCCGCGAGGGCGCATATTGTCGGATGCTCCTTCTCCGTCAAGGAAGGCACAGGCATCTATGTCCCCATTGCCCACCGTGTCGGCACCAATATTGATAAGGACGCTTTTTTTGAATTTCTGACGGCGTTCCTCATGGATAAAACGCTTATAAAGATCGCCCACAACATTGCCTTTGAATCCTCAATGGCGTATGCAAGGGGCATCGTGATCCAGGCTCCCGTGTACGACACGATCTGTGCGTCACAGATGAGCCTTAAAAGCATATACGAGTTCCGCAAGCTGAACGAAAGCGGTCTTAAACGGCTGGTGGAGGAACTGTTCGGAGAACCGCTCCCGTCATTTTCAAGTGTTACGGATGGAAAGCACTTTGACGAGCTGGATGCGCAGGGCGAGGAGACCGTCCGCTATGGCTCTGCCGACTCCGATTTTGCCCTTCGGCTCTATCACAAGTTCAACGACTGGTTCGACCGCTACCTTCCGAAACACAGGTACATCGTGGAGGAGATCGAAAGCCCGACCGCCGTGTACCTTGGCATCATGAAAACGAACGGTATCCCGGTCAACCTCACGCTCATGCAGGAGCGAAAGGCAGAAGCTGAAGCCGAGATGGAACGCATCCGCAAGGAGATCGAATTCATCATCGGAGATGTGAACATCGGAGCGAACTGCTCCACGCAGGCGTTCAAGAACTATCTGTATAAAGACCTGGGACTGCCCATTTTGAAGACCACGGAAACCAACCGCGAGGCGGCAGACGATATGACCATGACGCTCCTCAAGGAGTGGTGTGATTCGAACCGGCCGGAACTGTCTGGTCTTTTCTCGCTGGTGCAGGAGTACCGCAAGTGGGGCAAGATCAAGTCCACCTATATTGACGGGTACTTGAAATACCTCAATCCCGTGACGGGCTGCATCCATCCGGAACTGTTCGCTCTATCCACGGATACGGGCAGGATGAACTGCCGGAACCCCAATGCGCAGAATATGCCCAGGAAGACCAACGATCCCATCGGCGTCCGAAACTTCATCAAAGCGCCGGCGGGCTGCCTTATCCTCTCACTCGATTTCTCGCAGATAGAACTGCGCGTGGGCGCATTCTACTGCCGTGATGAGAGGATGCTCGACACCTACCGCAAAAACGGCGATATCCACGCCGCCACGACCAGCGTCATTTTCGGCGTGGGCTATGAAGAAGCGCAGGACAAGCATTCGAAGAATTACAAGGAACACAGGACGATTGCCAAGAACGTGAACTTCGGCACATTCTACGGGCTGTTCCCGCGGGGGCTGCAAAAGACGATGAAGTTCAAGGCGGGGATTGAAAAATCCGTGAGTGAGTGTGAGGAGATACTTTTCAACCTCAAGCACGGATACAAGGGTCTGACCGCATGGCAGGAAGAGACGAAAGCGGACGCCGCGAGGCGTATGTATTCCGAAACCTGGCTCGGACGGCGCAGGTACCTCCCCGGCATCACCTCGGATAATTGGGGGCAGAAGTCGTTTGCGGAGCGGTGCGCTCTGAACACTCCCATCCAGGGTACGGCGGCGGATATTCTGAAGCTCGCCATCACGAGGATACTTGCCGGACTGCCGGAGCGGGAATGGCTCAAGCCCATCCTTCAGATACACGATGAACTGACTTTCATTATCCCAGAGGACAGGCTGAAGGAGGCGGTGGCTTTTATCCGTACCTGCATGGAAGAAAAGCCCTTCCCGGAGTTTGACCTTCCGCTGATCGCGGAAGCGTCTGCGGGACCGACCTTTGGAATGATGGAAGAACTGGAGGATTGACTATGTTCAAAAACAGCGAGGGCTACGCCGATCCGACCGCAGGGTCGGCGATGAGCCAAATAATGAAGGAATACCGGCAGCAGCAGAAAAAACGCTATGCCGACAAGAACCGCAGGAAGATTTATGTGGCTTCCAGGTATGCGGGCGATGTGGATGCGAACGTGAAGGTTGCCATCGGCTATTGCCGCCTGGTCATTGACAAGGGATATATGCCGATAGCCAGCCACCTTCTGTATCCGCAGATACTTAACGACAACGATCCCGAAGAACGGGAGCTTGGGCTGATGTTCGGACTTGCGCTGCTCCGTGAGTGTGACGAGGTGTGGGTGTTCGGCGAGGTATCGCCGGGCGTCTCTCGTGAGATCGAGGAAGCAAGGCGGCTGAACAAGAAGCTCAGGTTTATGGAGGAGGTGGGCGCATGAACGTAACGGTGACCGATGTTCTCGGTTCTCTCTTTAATCCGACCGATACCGTCTGCTTCCGCGTCTTTGACGATAAGAAGGGTGGCGTGTTCCAGGGGGCAAAACTGTCCTGCGAATGCGGGAAGTACAAAAGCGTAGAAGAAACGCTCAAGAACCATAACGCCATGAACCGCGGCATCTTCTTTGTGGTCAACTACGGCGGTCAGGACGATGATTCCATTACGAGGATCAACGCACACTTCGTGGAGATGGACAACGGCAGCTTTGACGAGCAGCAGAAAAAGATAGACGCATTTCCGCTTCCTCCGTCAATGGTCATGAAAACTCAGAAGTCCTACCATGTGTACTGGTTCATGGACTCGACTGCGAAGGTGGAACGCTTCCGCATGATACAGACGCAGCTCGTGAAGTGTTTTGACGGCGATCCGATGTGCGTGAACGAGTCGAGGGTCATGCGCCTTCCCGGTTTCATGCACTGCAAGAAGGATACTCCCGTGGAGGTGACCTGCGTCAGTTTCCATCCCGAACGCAAATACACGCAGGATCAGCTTTCGGACGTGCTGCCGGAGGTAGACCTTGCTCCCGTGGAACGCAAGTGCGGGACGGAAAAAGGCATCGACCAGGTATTCCGCTCATGCGTATTCATGCAGCATTGCCGCGATGACGCGGCGTCCCTTTCGGAGCATGACTGGTACGCCATGATAACAAACCTCGCTCCGTTCGAGGGTGGCACGAAGATGATACACGACCTGTCCGCTCCGTATCCGGGATACAGCGAGGGCAACACGCAGAAGAAAATAAACCATTTTCTTGAGAGCGGGACGAATCCCATCACCTGCAAGACTATCTGCGAGAAGGGGTTCAAGTGTCCGAAGTTCGCGGCCGGCGAATGCCCGGTCAAGTCCCCGGCGGCGTGGTGCTATCAGCCCTTGCCCGCGGACGCTCTACTCGACATTCTGCATGGCATCCCCGTGACGGGCGAGGCGATAAAAGACCTGCAGGCGGCAAAGCAGTTCGTTTCGGACTATCTGTATAACCAGGACGTGGTGATGGCGGACGTCATCATCAATTCCGAAATCCGCGATCACTTCAAGCTGAAGGCGTCATTTCTGAAATCGCTGAACATGGTGTTCAAGGACGCAAGCAAAGCGTACCAGGCAAGCAAGGCCGCGAAGAGAGCGAAAGCCGGTACCGCGATACCCGACTGGTACGAGCCGACCGACAAGGGGCTGCGCTTCCTGCCGGGAGTGCTTGCAAACGATATGTCGGAGAATCAGCAGGTGTTCTACGCGGCGGAGCAGCACTTCAATTACCGCGGCGGCGTTTACTGCGAGATGTCCGAAATGGAAGCCCAGCGGCTCGTGCAGGAGAAGATGCTGGTGCGGGAAACGAAGATGTCGCAGATCGTTGACGCGGAGAAGCAATGGCGGCTCCTGGTGCAGAGGGACATCCGCGAACTGAATGCGAATCCCTACATCATCAATGTCCGCAACGGCTTATACAACGTCCTGGAGGATACGCTGACGGAACACACGCCGGATTATTACTCTACGGTGCAGCTTGCCGTGACCTACGACAAAAAAGCGGACTGCCCGCTGTTCAAGAAGTTCCTCAAGGAGTCGATGGGCGGCGATATGGATCAAGTCGCTCTGATACAGGAGATGCTCGGTTATTTCCTTATCCCGGTCAATTCCGCGCAGAAGTGCTTTGTCATCGTGGGGGTGGCGTCAGCCGGAAAGTCGGTGCTGCTCCGTGTGCTGAACGATGTGCTTCTTGGAAAGAAGAACGTGTCAAACGTGTCGTGGCAGGCGCTTAACGAGCGGTTCAAAACAGCGGAGCTCTTCGGCAAGCTGGCTAACATCTTCGCCGACCTGCCCACGAAGAACATTGACGATAACGGCATCTTCAAGGCGCTCGTTGGCGAGGACTATCTGACCGTGGAGAAAAAGAACAAGAATCCGTTTTCGTTCCAGTCAAGCGCAAGACTCCTGTTTTCCTGCAACAGCATACCGAAGAATTACGGTGACCGCTCGGAGGGCTTCTACCGCAGGCTCATCATCATTCGGTTCAATCACACCGTGCCGCAGGACAAGCGCGATCCCGAACTGCTGGAGAAGTTTCGCATGGAAGCGGACGGCATTTTCCTTTTCGCATTGGAAGGGCTCCGCAGGCTCATGAACAATCACTATGTGTTCTCCGAAACGCAGGTCAACGCCGATGAGCTGCAGCAGTACCGCGAGGAGTCGGATTCCGTTCTGTCGTTCGTGAAGGAATACTGCGAACTGGACGGCTTGTATTCCGCAGGCTCTACGGAACTGTTCAACGCATATAAGGGCTACTGTGAGAAATGTGGCCTGAAACCGTACTCGCAGAAGAACTTCGTGCAGCAGATCACGGCGGCGTTACCCGATGTGACGAGGGGCATCGATAAACTTGGAAAAAGGCGCATTCTTACCGGAATCAGGCTCGGCGAGGTGCTGGGATGACGGGATTCCTGGCGGTGTTTCTCCAAAGGGCATCGCCAGGATTCGTTCTGACATTTGACACGTTTTACACGTAAATCCTATCTTCCCATATATACACCAATAATTTATATACCCTGATTTTTCAGTCAGAAATTTATATGAAAATGGGATTTGTCGTGTCAAATGTGTCAGAAGCGTTGTAAACAGGGAGGTTCGTTTGACAGATGAAAGAATCGGACATCGTAAAAGCGATCATGAAGTACCTTAAGACCGTGCCGGGGTGCTTCTGCTGGAAAGAGCATGGCGGTATGTACGGGACGGCGGGCATCCCCGACATCATTGCCTGCATAAACGGTCGGTTCTTCGGATTCGAGACAAAGACCGAGGATGGCAAGCCCACGAAACTGCAGGAGGCTACTATCCGAAAAATCCTCGCGGCGGGCGGCACTGCGCTGGTGGTGCGTTCGGTTGACGAGGTGCGAACCGCGATAAACGGTTCCCTGCGCTGATACAAAGATACATCGCTCCGATGCAACGATGCCTATTTCCGACAATGGGAGGTATCGCATATGAGCAACATCACAAATTACGAGAACCTTGCGAACGCCATAATCCTGCAGGCCGTGAAGGACTATCGGATGGCTCTGAAATGTCTGAAGAGAAATCCGAAGAACAGGACGGCTCTGGCGGACAAGGACGAGATCGAGAGATTCTTTCGTTCGCAGTGGTTCACGGTTTTAACGAGTGTTGACGGCGAGATGCTGATCCGCTCCCTGACAATGGAGGTGGACGCATGACCGCTAAAGAATATCTGAACCAGGCGCGGCACCTGGACGCACTCATCAACTGCCGCCTGCGTGAGATTGACTACTGGAGGAATTTATCGAGCAGCGTCTCATGCATGAAATTCGACGGGATGCCGCACAGTCCCAACCGTCCGACAGAAGCGCCTTTCGTGAGGTGTCTTGAAAAGATAGACGAGATTCAGAGGGACGTGGAGAAAAAGGTGGCGTACCTGGTACGGCTCAAGGAAGAAATCAACGCGGCAATTGATATGCTTGCAAGTCGGGATGAACAGCTTTTACTTCGCTATCGTTACCTTGATGATTTCACCTGGGAGGAGATCGCCAGGATGCTGAACGTGTCGCTCCGCACGGTGCATCGCATACACGGGTCGGCTTTGCAGAATTTTATCGTACCGGATTGAAAGTTGGCACGGTTTGGCACGGAATGTCACTATTGACCTATGGTATGATTACAATAGCAAAGTAGAATAAGACGAGCCTCATGGGAGCAATCCCGTGGGGCTTTTCTCATGCCCGAAGGAGGTGAGCAAATGCCCAAGCGACCACTCCGACCCTGCTCTCATCCCGGCTGCCCCAACCTCTGCGAAGGACAGTTCTGTGAACAGCACCGTGTGGAGGAACGCCGAAAATACGATAAATACGAGCGCAGTTCCGATGTCAACCGCAAGTACGGCAGAGCGTGGAAACGCATTCGTGACCGCTATGCGGCAGAACACCCTCTCTGTGAGATGTGCCTCAAGGAAGGTCGGTTAACTCCGGTACAGGAAGTTCACCACATTCTGCCCGTTTCCAAAGGCGGTACTCACGCAAGGGACAACCTCATGAGCCTTTGTCAGTCCTGCCACACCAAGATCCACCACGACCTCGGCGACCGGTAGGGGGATGAAAATCTCCGGGACCTTTTCGGTCGGGCAACGGCCCGGGGTCACGTGCGCGAAAAAGGCGAAATCAAAAGGGTAATTAAGGGAGGTGAACTCGGATGCCCACAAAATCGAATAACACAGGCGGGCGCGGCGGCGCAAGACCCGGTGCGGGAAGGAAGAAATCCGCAGTCAAGGACAAGGCCGAAAGCGGTAATCCCGGCGGCAGAAAACTTGAAGTGCTGGATATTCCCGAAGTCGAGGGTGTTGCTATGCCGAAGCCCCATGATTTTCTTTCTGCCGAGCAGCGGGACGGCAGCGTCCTGCAGGCACAGGAAATCTACACGGAAACCTGGCAATGGCTCAAAGGTATCGGCTGCGCCGCAAAGGTGTCGCCGCAGCTTTTGGAGCGCTACGCCATGTGTTCCGCCCGTTGGGTGCAGTGCGAGGAAATGACCAACCGCATGGGTTTCCTCTCCAAGCACCCCACCACAGGAAAGCCGATCCCGTCCCCGTTTATCAATATCGGCATCAATTACATGAACCAGGCGGTTCGGCTCTGGAATGAGATATTCCAGCTCGTGAAAGAAAACTGCAGCACGGAATACGGCGAGTCTACGCCGCAGGATGACCTTATGGAACGCCTGCTCCGTGCGAGAAAGGGGTAACGCCATGTTTGAAAAAGTAAATCCGTGCCACCCGGACAAGGTGGCGGACAGAATTGCCGGTGCGCTTGTCGACCTGGCATACAGAAAAGAAGCGACACCCCGCATCGCCGTGGAAGTGCTCATCGGTCACGGCGTGTGCCACATCATTGCGGAAACCTCCGTTACGCTGGACAAGGCAGATGTGACTGCCGCTGTTCACCGCATTGCAGGCAATCTCGCCGTGGACTATGTGGAAGTACCGCAGGACGGTCGCCTCGCCGATAACCAGTCAGACGGCATCCGCTGCGGCGACAACGGCATTTTCAAGGGAATGCCCGTGACCGGGGAACAGAAAAAGCTCTCGCAGATCGCACGGGATATTTTCTCCGTGTATCCCTTTGACGGGAAGTACATTCTGGACGGCAACCGGCTCATTCTCTGTCAGAGCAATGCCGAGACACAGCATCTGCGCGAGATTTATCCCGATGCGGAAATCAACCCGCTCGGTGACTGGACGGGCGGCACCGATGTGGACACCGGCGCTACCAACCGCAAACTCGGCTCGGATATGGCCGACTCCGTGACCGGCGGCGGTCTGCACGGCAAGGATCTGTCCAAGGCGGATGTGTCCGTCAACATCTACGCTTTTCTCAAAGCCCAGGAAACCGGCAAGCCTGTGACGCTCTGCTGCGCCATTGGTGACGATACCGTGGATGGCAGGCCTTACGCTGAAATCGTGGAGATCGCCCAGAACTACATCCACTCGGTCGGCGGCTTTGAGAAGTTTGCGGAATGGGGGCTGGTCTGATGAAAACAACGACCGAGATGCAGCTCGTTCCCATTATAAAGCTGGTTCCCTATGTCAACAACGCCCGGACACACAGCCCGGAGCAGATCAACAAGCTCCGCTCCTCGCTGCGTGAGTTTGGCTTCATCAATCCCGTTATCATTGACCGCGACTATGGCGTTATTGCCGGTCACGGTCGTATTCTTGCCGCCAAGGAGGAAGGCATCTCTGAGGTGCCGTGCGTCTTTGCCGACCACCTCACCGAAGCGCAGAAGAAAGCCTACATCATTGCGGACAACCGCATGGCGATGGATGCAGGATGGGATGAAGAACTCCTGCGTGTGGAGATCGAGTCTCTGCAGGCGGCGGACTTTGACCCGCTCCTCACCGGTTTTGACGAAAAGGAACTGTCGAAGCTGTTTGACGATGGCATTGAAGCCGAAGAGGATGACTTTGATGTGGATGCCGAACTGCAAAAGCCAACCTTCACGAAGTCCGGCGACATTTGGACACTGGGACGGCATCGGCTCATCTGCGGCGACAGTACAAAAGAGGAAACCTATACAGCCCTCATGGACGACCGGAAAGCAAACCTTATCATCACCGACCCGCCCTACAATGTAAACTACGAGGGCAGCGCCGGGAAAATCAAAAACGACAACATGGCATCGGAGAAGTTTTTCGACTTCCTCTTCGATGCCTTTTCCAATATGGAGAAGGTTATGGCGGACGATGCCTCCATCTATGTGTTCCACGCCGACACCGAGGGGCTGAACTTCCGAAAGGCGTTTGACGCTGCCGGGTTCTATCTCTCCGGCTGCTGTATCTGGAAAAAACAGTCCCTGGTGCTGGGTCGCTCCCCATATCAGTGGCAGCACGAGCCGTGCCTTTACGGTTGGAAAAAGAAAGGCAAGCACCAGTGGTACACCGGGCGCAAAGAGTCCACCATTTGGGAGTTCGACAAGCCCAAGAAAAACGGCAACCATCCCACCATGAAGCCGATTCCGCTTTTGGCCTATCCCATTCAGAACAGTTCTATGGCAAACAGCGTGGTTCTTGACCCCTTCGGCGGCTCCGGTTCCACGCTCATTGCCTGTGAGCAGACCGACCGCATCTGCTGCACCATCGAACTGGACGAGAAATTCTGCGATGTCATTGTCCGCAGATACATAGAGCAGGTCGGCACGGATGAGAAGGTCAGCGTTTTGCGTGACGGAAAAGAATACAAGTTTAGTGAGGTAGCACCCCATGATGAATAAGCCTTTGACCCTCGGAAGCCTGTTTGACGGCTCCGGGGGGTTTCCATTGGGTGGGCTGCTTGCCGGTATCACTCCCGTGTGGGCATCGGAAATTGAGCCGTTTCCCATTCGGGTGACCACCAAGCGCCTGCCTTTTATGAAGCACTACGGGAATATCTCCGCTATGGACGGCGGCAGAATCGAACCCGTGGACATTATCACCTTCGGCTCACCGTGCCAGGACATGAGCGTGGCAGGCCGAAGAGACGGCTTGGACGGAGCGCGTTCCAGCCTTTTCTATGAAGCCGTCCGAATCATCAAAGAAATGAGGTGTGCCACCGATGGCAAATATCCAAGATGGATCTGTTGGGAGAATGTTCCCGGCGCCTTCTCCTCGAACAAGGGTGAGGACTTCAAAGCCGTCCTCGAAGCGGTCATCGGCATCGCCGAGCCGAATGCCCAGGTGTCTATGCCTGAAAAGGCACAATGGCCCTACGCCGACCTATACATGGGAGATGGATGGAGCGTTGCGTACCGAACTCTTGACGCACAATACTGGGGAGTTCCCCAGCGAAGACGCCGCATCTACCTTGTCGCAGATCTTGCAGGCGGAAGTGCCGGAAAAATATTATTTGAGTCAGAAGGCCTGTCTGGGTATTCTGCGGAGGGCTTCCGCTCGTGGCAAAGAGCTGCCGGAGGTTTTACGCCTTGCGTTGGAGCGGCAGGCTTCGATGGATACAACGGCAGTCTGACGGACGACACTTCCGCAACCCTCGGCGTGAACTGCGGAATGAGTACCGGTCGGAATGGTATTGTTTTGAATGACCAGGGCGGCAACCGAATGGATGTCACCGAGGAGGTTACCTCCACACTCCGAGCAGAAGCGCATCATCCGCCCTGCGTAATGGAATCGGCAGGCTTCTGCACCGAGCATTCTGCCAAGAGCCGCACCATCGGCTATGAGGAAGAGTGTTCTCCCACGCTCCGTGCAGGCGTTGTTCCTGCGGCGGTGGCACTGGAAAACCATCCAACCGACAGTAGAGTCAAACTTTCCGAGGACGGCAATGTGCAGACGCTGACCTCACGCATGGGCACGGGCGGCAACAATGTACCGCTTGTGATGAAGATCCGCTCTGGCTGTGAAGGCGGCGGCAAGGGACCGCTCATCCAGGAGAACAAATCCGCGACTCTGTCCTGCAACAATGACCAGACGCTGTTCGAGCCTTGCGGCTGGGACGGCGGACAGATTTCTCCGACGCTCACCAAGCAGAACGCAGGCGGAAACCAGCGGATGCCGGACAAGGACAATTTTACCTGCGTCCTTCAGCCCTTCGGGATCTCCTCCAAGGACTCCAATGCCATGAAGTCGGATAATCCTCACAGCGGCATCTACGAAGCCGAAACCGCACGGACGCTTGACGGCAACGGCGGCAACCCCTCCTGCAATCAGGGCGGAATTGCCGTTGTCGCTTTCACGCAGAATCAGCGGGATGAGGTTCGTGACCTGGGCGACCGCTCCGCTGTGGTGTGTGCTAATGCCGGGACGAAACAGCAGACCTTTGTGCTGCAAGGCTCCATGATCGGCCGTGAGGACAAGAACGGTCCCCAGGGCGACGGCATCAACGAAGATGTCAGCTTTACACTTAACACCGTTGACCGCCACGCTGTCTATACCATGACAACCGGCAGCTTTGCCCAGGTTTCCGAAGATAAGGCTCCTACCGTCCTTGCACGGGACTACAAAGACCCCACCGCTGTCTGCTACGGCATCGGCAGAGACACCTTCAACCAGGGGCAGAACGCTAAGTTCGCTCCGACCTTTGAAGAGGAGCTTCAGCCGACGCTGGTGGCAAAAGGGCCGGGTGCTATCCAAAACGGATACACCGTCAGACGGCTGACGCCCACTGAGTGCGCCAGACTTCAAGGCTTCCCGGACAACTGGTGTGCCGACCTCGGCACGGAAAAGCCGTCCGATGAGGAAATGTACTTCTGGCATAAGGTTTTCAAGACCTACACCGAAGTGACCGGCTGCAAAATGAAATCCGACAAGCAGGTCGCCAAGTGGCTGAAAAAACCGCATTCCGACAGTGCGGAATATAAGATGTGGGGCAACGGCGTGGCGCTTCCGTGCGTATGGTTCGTGCTCTGCGGAATTGTGTGGTATGCACAGTCTGGCGGCGATAATGCGCCGATATAATCTACACCGGAAATGTGCAGATATAGCTGGATAAGTGCCCAACCTGACGGTAATATGTGACTACCATAAAACAAGGAGGTCACGAACATGACGATTACAATCCATGCACAGGGCGCAGAGCGCAAGCGGCTGGTGCAGACCATCTCCGACTGGCTCGGTGCCCCCGCAAAGTACTGTGGCGCACCCACATTCAACTATGAGGTGGATTACTTCACCATCGACCGAAACGGCAGCCTTTCCTTTGATGACCGTGCCGACAGTGAGGTCATTGAACGCCTGCTGCAGCATATCTACGATGAGGGCTTTGACATCGACCAGAGCCACACTGATGACGAGGACGAGCCTTGCGCCGTCTGCATTTCCATGCCGAAGAGTCTGTTCACCGACAGCAATCTGGAAAACCTCAAGGCACTCATTGCCGCCAAGGGCAGCCTTATCAAGAAAGCCCTCGGTGTGGACGATCTGCCATTGGAGATCACGGACACGAAGGTATCCTTCCCTTGGTTTCCGGCGACTCCCACCCCGGACGAGATGAACGCCTACGACACCTTCATCTGCAAACTGTGCGAATTGGCACGGAATCAGAAGCGTGTCAGCGCCGCCGAGAAACCCACGGACAATGAAAAATATGCATTCCGCTGCTTTCTCCTGCGGCTCGGCTTCATCGGCGCGGAATATAAGACTGCTCGAAAAATACTGCTAAAGAACCTCTCCGGCTCTTCGGCTTTCAGAAACGGAGGTGCGCAGCATGAGATTTCCGAGTAAAGAGACTGTCGAACGTATCCGAAAGGAATATCCGGTCGGCACCCGTGTAGAGCTTGTTCAGATGGATGACCCACAGGCACCGCCTGTCGGCACGAAAGGCATCGTGCGAGGTGTGGATGACATCGGCAGCATCATGGTTGCTTGGGATAACGGCTGCGGTCTGAGCGTGGCTTACGGCGAGGATATCTGCCGGAGGTGCGACCATGACTGAGAGAATCCGAGAGCAGATTCTCGCCGTTCGAGCAACCGGGCGCACGAATATGTTTGATGTGCCGATGGTGCAGTACATTGCCAATGAGATGCGGTTCTATGAACTGGTTGTCTTTCTCGAAGGACACCGCAAAGAGTATGTACATTTCATCCTCACAGGCGAATGCAAACCGCTGTAATATACACAGTTTTTCCTCCGAATGATTGTGTAGTATATTCTCCGAAATGACTGGATATATCTCGGGCATGACGGTAATATACACTCACAACAAAACAAACGGAGGTACACAATCATGTGGAAAGAAGGCAGCATCAAGGTAAACGGAGACATTTTTCGCTACTGGATGAAGCAGTACGACAAAGGCTCCGAGTGGGGTATCGACGGCGGACGCATTTCCAAGCTCATGCTCAAGCGGGACGGCAAAATCGTCTGCAACTACGACAGAGGCTGGGACATTGAACCCGCCGATGAAAACACACAACTTGCGCTGGAGCTTCTGCTCCACAGCGAGAACTGGTAAAAAACCGAAATTTCAAAGCAACGGCTCCGAAAGGGGCTGCTGCTCGTTATACGGAAGGTCGCACCGATTTCGGTGGCGGCTATTTTTTATACCCTTTGGAAAAAATGAAAAGCACCTACCATTTCTGATAGATGCTTTTCCTGCTCAAAAGCGCAGATCAGTCGAAATCATAGGGGTTGCTGTAGCACATCCAGTCAAGATCTGCGTTCAACCCAAGTTCGTCGAACAACGCTGCCTGCCGCTTTGCTTCCTGCTTACAAGTTGACTTTTTGGTCTTTTTCTCGTTTGCAATTCTGGCTTGGTAGGCTTTGTTGTTCGGATTGTGCTGATTGGCATAATCATCGAGCTGCTTTTGAGTGTGTGTCTTAGCGGACACGCCTTTTTTGATAGCCATGGCCGTTTCTCCTTTCTCCTTGACAACTGCTCCTCGGCTACGCACGGAATAGCGGACAATATGTCACCTTCTAAGCTGAACCCGGCAGATCCTTGCCGGATTATTCCTGCATTTAATCGAGTCTCAAGGGTGGAGAATGATTTTTTCGAGAAAAATCACTACATATATTATATGCGAAAATATTCTTAAAAGCAACAGATTACAAGAAATTGTGCGCCTTGGAGGTGAGCATTACGAGAAAACTGAAAAACTACAAACCCACAAGGTTCATGGAGAAAACCTCCCACTACGATGTGGACGCAGCGGATTATGCCGTCATGTTCATCGAGAGCCTCTGCCATACCAAGGGCACCTGGGCGAGAAAGCCCTTCGAGCTCATCGACTGGCAGGAGCAGATCATCCGGGACATTTTCGGTGTCCTCAAGCCCAACGGATACCGACAGTTCAATACGGCATACATCGAGATTCCCAAGAAACAGGGCAAGTCGGAGCTTGCCGCTGCGGTGGCGCTTCTGCTCACCTGCGGCGATGGTGAAGAACGCGCCGAGGTCTACGGCTGCGCCGCCGACCGTCAGCAGGCGTCCATCGTTTTCAATGTGGCGGCTGATATGGTGCGGATGTGTCCGGCACTTTCAAAACGAGTCAAGATACTGGATTCCCAGAAGCGGCTCATTTATCAGCCAACGGGCAGTATCTACCAGGTGCTCTCCGCCGATGTGGGCAACAAACACGGATTTAATACCCACGGCGTGGTGTTCGATGAGCTGCACACCCAGCCCAACCGCAAGCTCTTTGATGTCATGACAAAAGGCTCCGGGGACGCCCGGATGCAGCCGCTGTATTTCCTCATCACCACAGCCGGAAACGATACAAAGTCCATCTGTTATGAGATCCACCAGAAGGCCAAGGACATCATCGAGGGACGCAAGATCGACCACACCTTCTATCCCGTTATCTACGGTGCGGAGGAATCGGACGATTGGACAGACCCGAAGGTTTGGAAGAAAGCCAATCCGTCCCTCGGCATCACGGTCGACATCGACAAGGTGAAGGACGCCTGCGAGTCTGCCAAGCAGAACCCCGGCGAGGAGAACTCCTTCCGGCAGCTGAGACTTAACCAGTGGGTGAAACAGGCGGTGCGTTGGATGCCAATGGACAAGTGGGATAAATGCGAGTTTGCCGTCAGCGAGGACGATCTGGAAGGCCGTGTCTGCTACGGCGGCCTTGACCTCTCGTCAACCACAGACATTACGGCATTCGTTCTGGTGTTCCCGCCGGAAGATGAGAACGACAAATACATCATCCTGCCGTACTTCTGGATACCGGAGGACAACCTCGACCTCCGAGTCCGGCGTGACCATGTGCCATACGATGTATGGGAGCGTCAGGGATACCTCCAAACCACCGAGGGCAATGTAGTCCACTACGGCTACATTGAGAAATTCATCGAAAGCCTGGGCGAACGCTTCAACATCCGGGAGATCGCCTTTGACCGTTGGGGTGCTGTGCAGATGGTGCAGAACCTTGAGGGCATGGGTTATACGGTCGTTCCTTTCGGACAGGGATTCAAAGATATGTCTCCGCCCACCAAGGAGCTGATGAAACTGGTGCTGGAACAGCGCATTGCCCACGGCGGGCATCCCGTCCTCCGCTGGATGATGGACAACATTTTCATCCGCACCGATCCGGCCGGAAACATCAAGCCGGACAAGGAAAAGTCCACGGAGAAAATCGACGGGGCCGTTGCCACCATTATGGCACTTGACCGTGCTATCCGCTGCGGCAATGATAACGGAGCTTCGGTCTATGATAGCCGTGGGTTGTTGTTCATTTGAGACCCATCGTCAAAATATCAGTCAAATAAAGTCGGAAACTCTATTATTAAGCCGAGTTTCAGACTTACAACTCCAAAACTATTGACTTTTTTGATTTTTCGGGTATAATAGAATCAAGAAAGTCAGGAGGTGCATTATGGCTGAATTGATCAACCGCCCCCAATATCTGAATCAGCTGATTCAAAACAAAGATGTAGATCTGGTGAAGATCGTTACAGGTATTCGCCGCTGCGGAAAATCGTCCTTGCTGGATCTGTTTCATCACTATCTGTCGGAGAATGGCGTGCCGGATTCCCGAATCGTTCACATGAACATGGAATCCTTGCGTTACCGTGACCTGAACAATTACCTTTCTTTTTATGATTATGTCAGCAAGCAGATCGCCAAAGACGGAAAGACCTACCTTATATTCGATGAACTGCAGACTGTAGAGCATTGGGAAAAAGCAATCGAGTCCTTCCGCTTGGATTATGATGTAGACATTTATATCACGGGTTCCAATGCCTATCTGCTGTCTACGGAATTTTCTACGCTGCTCTCCGGCAGATATGTAGAGATACGGGTGCTGCCGCTGTCCTTCAAGGAGTTTTTGGACTTCTACGAGTTTGCCCCCGATGTGACAATGGACGAAAAGTTCCAGAAGTATCTCCAGTTCGGAGGGATGCCGATTCTGAGAGAATACAAGTTCAACGAAGCGAGAAGCAATCAGGCACTGGAAGGTATCTATTCGACCGTGGTGCTGCGTGATATTTTGCAGCGCAATAATGGCACAGATCAAGCCATGCTTCAAAAAATCATGCTGTTTTTATGCTCCAATATCGGCAGCATCACTTCTCCGAACAGCATCGGAAATGTACTCTCCAACGAGGGCGACATTCAAACCGGCAAGCAGAAGAACGTTGCGGGGAAAACGGTGGATAAATATATTTCCATGCTCCGCAATGCGTTTGTATTCTTCTCTGTCGGTCGGTATGATGTAAAAGGAAAGCAGCTGCTCAAAACTCTTGGAAAGAACTATATCATCGACATGGGTTTTCGCAATATGCTTCTGGGCTACCGAGATGCAGATCGCGGGCATATCATTGAGAATATCGTATTTCTGGAACTGCTGCGCCGTGACTATCGGGTATATATCGGGAAGGTCGGAGAGACGGAGGTCGACTTCGTTGCGGAAAAGCCGAACAACAAGGTATATATTCAGGTAACGGAAAGTATGCTTTCCGCGGAGACCCGTGAACGGGAGCTTCGTCCGCTGCGTATGATTGGGGATAACTACGAAAAAATCGTGCTTTCTATGGATCGCAGCTTCATCAATTCCTATGATGGCATAAAGTCACTGAATTTGATTGACTGGCTGCTCAGCGAATAAGCACTGCATTTTCGGAGCGAAATCAAAAGTTTTTGCAGTTCAAGTCGGAAACTTTGCAAGAACCGATTATCATAGAAAATGAAACAAGCAAGCATATACTGAGTCGTTATTTCAAATTGGAATTCCGAATTGAAATAAGAGCCAAAATATCTGAATATTTCAAAGCATCTGTTCATATGAGCAGGTGCTTTTCTTTTGCTCATTTTGAAGGAGAGTGATTTAAGTGGGTATCTTTTCAGGGCTTTTCAAATCCAGAGACAAGCCTCAAAACCGCACATCGGGCAGCAACTATGCCTTTTTCTTCGGCGGCACGACATCCGGCAAGGCGGTAACGGAACGCTCGGCCATGCAGATGACCGCCGTGTATTCCTGCGTCCGCATCCTGTCGGAGGCGGTGGCGGGACTGCCACTTCACCTATACGAATACACGGACAGCGGCGGCAAGGCAATGGCGCTTGACCATCCGCTCTACCGTCTGCTCCACGATGAGCCGAACCCGGAAATGAGCTCCTTTGTGTTCCGGGAAACCCTCATGACGCACCTGCTCCTCTGGGGCAACGCTTACGCACAGATCATCCGCAACGGTAAAAATGAGATCGTTGCGCTGTATCCGCTGATGCCCAACAAGATGTTCGTGGACAGAGATGAAAGCGGGCGGTTGTACTACACCTATTATCGTGGCTCGGACGAAGCTATCAAGAATAAGGAGTTTGCCGTGACGCTACAACCCTCGGATGTGCTCCACATTCCCGGACTCGGCTTTGATGGCTTGGTCGGTTACAGCCCCATCGCTATGGCAAAAAACGCCATCGGCATGGCGATTGCCTGCGAAGAATACGGTGCAAAGTTCTTCGCCAATGGTGCTGCACCGGGCGGTGTGTTGGAACACCCCGGTACGATCAAAGACCCGCAGCGTGTGCGGGAAAGCTGGCAGTCCACCTTCGGTGGCAGCGGCAACGCCAATAAGATCGCCGTACTGGAAGAAGGCATGAAATACACGCCAATCGGCATCTCGCCGGAGCAGGCGCAGTTCCTCGAAACACGCAAATTCCAAATCAATGAAATTGCTCGAATTTTCCGAGTCCCACCCCACATGGTGGGCGATCTGGAAAAGTCGAGCTTTTCTAATATTGAGCAGCAGTCCCTTGAGTTCGTGAAGTACACCCTTGACCCCTGGGTCATCCGCTGGGAGCAGTCCATTCAGCGGTCACTCCTTTCGCGGGACGAAAAAGCCGTGTATTTCGTGAAGTTCAATCTGGAAGGCTTGCTTCGCGGCGATTACCAGAGCCGCATGAACGGGTACGCCATCGGTCGCCAGAACGGCTGGATGTCCGCAAATGACATCCGTGAGCTGGAAAACCTCGACCGCATCCCGGCAGAGGACGGCGGTGACCTGTACCTCATTAATGGCAATATGCTCCCCTTGAAAAATGCCGGAGCTTTTGCAGATACACCCACCGATGACGGAAAGGAGGAAAAAACCGATGAAGAAGTTCTGGAATTGGAAGAGCCGAACGGTGACGAACTCGGAGACGCAGGAACAGACACAGGAAAGAACCCTGTTTCTGAACGGAATCATCGCCGAGGAAAGCTGGTTTGACGATGATGTCACGCCGCAGCTTTTCAAAGACGAGCTGATGTCCGGCAGCGGCAATATCACCGTCTGGATTAACAGCCCCGGTGGGGACTGTGTGGCAGCAGCGCAAATCTACAATATGCTCATGGACTACAAAGGTGACGTGACGGTCAAGATCGACGGTATTGCCGCATCCGCAGCGTCCGTCATCGCTATGGCAGGTACGAAGGTACTGGTGTCCCCGGTGTCCATGCTCATGATTCACAATCCCATGACGGCGGCATTTGGGAATTCGGATGAGATGCAGAGAGCTATTGAGATGCTCGGCAGCGTGAAGGATTCCATTATCAACGCCTACGAGATCAAGACCGGTCTTTCCCGTGCGAAGCTCAGCCACCTCATGGATGCGGAAACCTGGATGGACGCAAACAAGGCTGTGGAACTTGGCTTTGCGGATGAAATTATGCAGAGAAGCACGGAAACCGAGAATACTGCTGCACCCACCGTTTCCATGCTGTATTCCAAGGCAAATGTGGTGAATTCTCTCATGGAGAAGATTGCCGCAAAGTGCGCCATTCAACCCAAAGCCGAAACAAAACACAGAGCCGATGACCTTATGGAGCGGCTCAATCTCATTAAAAACTGGAGGTAATTTATATGACGATCAATGAACTGCGCGAAAAGCGCAACCAGGCTTGGAACGCTGCAAAGGCATTTGTGGAGACCAAGCGTGACAAGGACGGTCTGCTTTCCGATGAGGATTCTGTGACCTATGCCCAGATGGAAAAGAAGGTTCAGGACTACGGTGCTGAAATCGAGCGCATGGAGGCTATGGCAGCGATGGAGGCTCAGCTTTCCAAGCCCACTTCTGCGCCCATTACCGAAAAGCCCCTGAACGGAAAGACCACCGAGGATAAGCAGCCTAAGAGCTTCCGTGCCACCGATGCCTACCGCAGCGGTATGCTCAACGCTCTGCGTACCAACTTCCGTCAGATCAGTAATGTGCTGCAGGAGGGCATCGATGCCAATGGCGGCTATCTGGTGCCGGATGAGTATGACAGCCGTCTCATTCAGGTGCTCAACGAGGAAAACGTTATGCGTTCTCTCGGCACTGCTATCACCACCAGCGGTGAGCACAAAATCAACATCGCAGCCACCAAGCCTGCGGCTGCGTGGATCGAGGAGGGCGGCGCACTGACTTTCGGTGACGCTACCTTCGACCAGATCATCCTGGATGCCCACAAGCTCCATGTTGCTGTAAAGGTGACCGAGGAGCTGCTCTACGATAACGCATTCAATCTGGAAAACTACATTCTGGAGCAGTTCGGCAAGGCTCTGGCCAATGCCGAAGAGGATGCGTTCATCAACGGCACCGGCACCGGTCAGCCTCTGGGTATCCTCGCTGAAACCGGTGGCGCACAGGTCGGTGTGACAACGAAATCTTCTGGCAAAGTGACAGCCGACGAGGTAATCGATCTGGTGTATTCCCTCAAGCGTCCCTACCGTAAGAACGCCGTGTTCCTTGCCAACGATGTCTGCGTCGCAGAGCTCCGCAAGCTGAAGGACAGCACGGGTCAGTATCTGTGGCAGCCCTCTCTGCAGGCGGGTGAGCCTGACCGTGTGCTGGGGTACAAGGTTTACACCTCTGCATATTTCCCTGTCCCTGCTCCCGGCAAGGCCGCAGTCGCATTCGGCGACTTCAGTTACTACAACATCGGTGACCGTGGCTCTCGTTCTATTGCGGAACTGAAAGAGCTGTTTGCTGGAAATGGCATGGTCGGCTTTGTCGCAAAGGAGCGTGTGGACGGAAAGCTGGTGTTGCCCGAAGCAGTCAAGTTGCTCAAAATGGCATCTGCCTGATGAAAGGAGGCGGCGGTGATGGACGAGCTTCTTTCCAAAGTGAAAGCCAATCTCATTCTGGAACACACGGCGGATGATGCCTTGCTGAAAAGCCACATCACCGCCGCTGTTTCTTACGCCGAAAGCTACCAGCACATCCCGGAGGGCTTCTACAAAGAGAACCCCATGCCGCCCACCACGGAGCAAGCCGTCATCATGCTGTCGTCCCACTTCTATGAAAGCCGGGACGGCAGCACAGGCGGTTTCTTTGCGGATAACACCGGAGCGGCGCAGCAGGTGTGGAACACGGTCAATCTGCTGCTCCGCTTGGATAGGCGGTGGCAGGTATGAGTTTCGGAAAGATGAATGGCTTCGCCGACATCGTGGAAACCCGTCAAGTCAAGGACAGCGAGGGCTTTACCCATTCCGAGGATAAAGTCCTCGCTTCCGTCCGTGTGTACCGGGAAGGTCGGCACGGCAGTCAGCGGTGGGCAAACCTCGCTGCATTCAGTGAAGCGACCGACCTGTTCCGCTTTCGGTGCATTCCGGATCTGACGGTCACTGCCGACCAGTTCCTCGTTACGGAGGAAGGGCGGTTCGATATCGTCTCCGTTGAGAATGTCAAGGGACGTGGGATGTATGTGGAGGTTTTAGCAAAAAGGAGTGAACCCACCATTGGCAAAAGCTGAAATAAAAATGCCGGAGGATTTTCTCCTGAAAATCTCCAAACTGGGCAGCGACTTTGACTCTGTTGCGGATACCGTTTTGCAAGCCGGTGGCGAGGTGGTTCTCGCTAAGGTGCGCAGTAACCTCTCCTCCGTGGTGGGCAGAGGTACTAAATACGACTCCCGCACCACGGGTGAACTGGCGGGTGCGCTTGGCCTTTCTCCCACTAAGCTGAACCGGGACGGTAATCACGATATCAAGGTCGGTTTTGCAGAGCCACGCTCGGACGGCGGCAGCAACGCCAAGCTGGCGAACATTCTGGAATACGGCAAGCACGGTCAGCCTGCAAAGCCGTTTCTGAAGCCCGCAAAAACGGCATCCCGGCAGGAATGCATCGATGCCATGACCAGAGTACTGGAAGAGGAGGTGGAAAAGCTGTGAGCCTGTTATCCGACTTACAAGCCCTCGTTGAAAGCTGCGGCGTGTCCGTAGAAACGGGTGTGTTCTCCGGCAAAGCCCCGGACACCTATCTGGTGATTACGCCGCTGTCGGACAGCTTTGAGCTTCACGCCGACAACACCCCCGGCTGCGAAATGCAGGAGGCACGGCTGTCCCTGTTCACAAAGGGCAGCTACACCAAACTGAAAAACGCACTTGTCCGCGCCTTGCTTGGTGCGGACTTTTATATTACCGACCGCCGGTACATCGGCTTTGAAACCGAGACCGGCTATCATCACTACGCCATTGATGTGGCACAAATCTATGAATTGGAGGTTTAAGACATGGCAACCATCGGTCTTGACAGACTCTATTACGCCAAAATCACCGAGGACGCAAGCGGCGAGGAAACCTACGCTTCTCCGGTGCAGCTGGCAAAGGCCATGACCGCAGAGCTTTCTGTGGAACTGGCGGAAGCGACTCTCTACGCCGACGACGGTGCGGCAGAGATCGTAAAGGAATTCAAAAGCGGCACGCTGTCACTCGGCGTGGATGACATCGGTGCGACCGCCGCATCCGACCTGACAGGCGCGACCATCGACAAAAACGGCGTGGTCGTCTCCGCAAGCGAGGACGGCGGCGAACCCGTAGCGGTGGGCTTCCGTGCAAAGAAGTCCAACGGCAAATACAAGTATTTCTGGCTTTACCGTGTGAAGTTCGGCATCCCGGCCACCAACCTTGCCACCAAGGGCGACAGCATCACCTTCTCCACACCCACCATTGAGGGAACCATTCTGCGCCGCAACAAGCCGGACGCCAAGGGTGCGCATCCCTGGAAAGCAGAGGTCACCGAGGGCGATGCCACCGTGACGGCGGCCACCATTTCCAACTGGTATAAGACGGTATACGAGCCGACCTATGCGGCAGCACCCGAGAAATCCACTTAACGGAGGTAACTTATGATGGATAACGAAAGAACCGCAACCATTACCATCGGCGATGAGGAGTACACGCTGCTCCTCACAACCAAAGCCACCAAGGAGATCGCCGGTCGATACGGCGGGCTGGAAAACCTCGGCGAGAAGCTGATGAAGTCCGAGAACTTTGAAATGGCTATCGGCGAGATTGTGTGGCTTATCACTCTTCTGGCAAACCAGAGCATTCTCGTCCACAACCTTAAGGACAAGGAACACCCCAAGGAACTACTCACCGAGGATGTGGTGGAGCTTCTGACCACGCCCCTCGATCTCGCTGGATACAAAACCGCCATTACGGAGGCGCTCTACAAGGGCACCAAACGGAATGTGGAAAGCGAGAAAGACTCAAAAAACGCACAAGTCGGGTAACAGTCTCCGATGCGGAGCTGTTTACCCGGCTTCTTTATTACGGCCTTGCCCACCTTCATCTCAGCCAGGATGAGGTGTGGCTGATGCCGTTTGGTCTGCTGCTGGATCTGTGGGAGTGCCACAAGCAGTATAACGGGCAAGCCACACCGGCACGAGAGCATTACATCGACGATATTATCCCGGACGGCATTTAAGGAGGTGACGGCGAATGGCAGATAGTTTCGGACTGAAGATCGGTCTTGAGGGCGAAAAAGAATTCAAGAAAGCACTGGCGGACATCAACCAGTCTTTCAAGGTGCTCGGCTCCGAAATGAAGCTCGCCACCTCTCAGTTCGATAAAAACGATAAATCCGTGGAGGCTCTCGCCGCACGGAATAAGGTGCTGCGAAAAGAGATCGATGAGCAGACTACAAAAATCGACACCCTTCGCAAGGCTCTGCAGAATGCCGCCACCTCTTTCGGGGAGAATGACCGTCGCACCCAGAACTGGCAGATCCAACTCAACAATGCCGAAGCCGCCCTCAATGACATGAACCGGGAGCTGGATGAAAACGAGAAAGCCATCAAGGAGGGCGGCAAGGCTGCGGAGGAATCCGGCAGTAAGTTTGAAGGCTTCGGCAAGGTTCTCAAAACCGTAGGTGTGGCGCTCGGTGCAGTTGCCGTCGCCGCAGGTGCCGCCGCCGTAAAGCTCGGCAAAGAAGTCATCGCTGCCTATGCGGACTATGAGCAGCTGGTCGGCGGCGTTGACACGCTGTTCAAGGACTCCTCGCAGGAGATCCAGCGGTACGCCGCCAACGCATACAAAACGGCTGGTCTTTCCGCTAACGAATACATGGAAACGGTGACGGGCTTTTCCGCAAGCCTGATCCAGTCCCTCGGCGGCGATACCGAGAAAGCCGCAAAGTATGCGGATATGGCAATCACGGATATGTCCGACAACGCCAATAAGATGGGCACGGATATGTCCTCCATTCAGAATGCCTACCAGGGTTTTGCCAAGCAGAACTACACGATGCTCGACAACCTCAAGCTGGGCTACGGCGGCACGAAGCAGGAAATGGAGCGACTGCTTGCCGATGCGGAGAAAATATCCGGTGTCAAGTACGACATCTCCTCTTATGCGGATGTGGTGGAAGCCATCCATGTCATGCAGGAGAGCATGGACATTGCGGGCACAACTGCCAAGGAAGCGGAAGCCACCATTTCCGGCTCTGTCAATGCGCTGAAATCTGCCGTGTCGAACCTCATTGTAGGCTTCGGCGATGCGGACGCTGACATGGAGCTGCTGTGCAACAACATGGTGGATGCCTTCAAGACCGTGGTGGCGAACATCACCCCGGTTATTGAGAACATCGTGGCGGCTCTGCCCACGGCGCTGGATGCCCTGCTGACGGCTGTGGGTGAACTGCTGCCCACACTGCTGGAGGCGGTCACCGAACTGTTCTCGCAGGTGCTGGAAACACTGCTGTCCCTGCTTCCGCAGCTTATCCCAGCGGCGGTGTCCGCGCTTATGACCATCGTGAACACGCTGATTGAGAATCTGCCCCTGCTCATTGATGCGGCAGTTCAGTTGGTGTCCACGCTGGTGACAGGCATTGCGGATGCACTGCCTACGCTCATCCCGGCAGCAGTGCAGGCTATCGTTACCATCGTACAAGGTCTGGTGGACAGCCTGCCGATGCTCTTGGATGCAGCCTTGCAGCTTATCACGGGACTGGCGCAAGGACTTCTAGATGCCATCCCTGTTCTGATTGCCGCTCTGCCGGAGATTATCAACGGCATCATTACCTTTCTGCTGGACTCCATCCCGCAGATTATCGAAACAGGCATTCAGCTTCTGACCTCGCTTGTTGCCGCATTGCCGGATATCATTATGGCAATCGTGGAAGCCATTCCGAAAATCATTGACGGCATTATCAATGCTGTGCTGAATGCGATACCGCTCATTATTCAAGCGGGCATCGACCTGCTGATTTCTCTCATTCAAGCCCTGCCACAGATCATCACGACTATCGTACAGGCGATTCCGCAAATCATCTCCGGCATTGTCAATGCACTGGTCGGAAACATCGATAAGATCATCATGGCAGGTGTGCAGTTGTTTGTTGCGCTGATTGAAAACCTTCCCACCATCATCGTGGAGATCGTCAAGGCCGTGCCGCAGATCATCACGGGCATCGTGAAAGCCTTCGGCTCTCTGATGTATAAGATCGTGGAGATCGGCGGCAACATCGTCAAGGGACTGTGGAGCGGTATTACCCAGTTTGCCTCGTGGCTGTGGGATAAGGTGTCCGGGTGGATCTCCTCCATCTGGGACGGCATCTGCGATTTCTTCGGCATCCATTCGCCCTCGAAGGAGATGGCATGGGTCGGTGAAATGCTGGTCAAGGGTCTTGCAGGCTCCATTGACGACAACGGCGATGAAGCGGTCAAAGCCGCAGAAGGAATGGCCGAGGACATCAACGGCGTCATGGGCGACCTTGCCCACGATATGCAGACGGCTTTGCCTACCGACTTTGATGTGAACGGCTCAATCCGTTCTGCGGTGGACGGTGTGGTCGGTAAGGCGGCATCCGCTTTCACTATCGCCCTGAACATCACGAACTTCAACAATTACAGCGGTGAGGATATCCGTCAGCTCACCAACGAAGTCATGGAAACGGCGAACCAGTTCGCCCAGCGGAAAGGAGTGGTATTCGCATGACCTATTTTGCCTACAACGGCCGCAGTTCCGCTGATTTCGGCCTGCATATCGAGAAGAAGGACGTGTTCTCCGCACCGGAGTACGATGCGGAGTTCATTTCCATTCCCGGTCGGAGCGGTGACATCATCAACCCCAACCGCCGTTTTTCCAACATCAAGGTCACTTACACCGTGTTCCTCGCACAAAAGAATACCGCCGCACTTGCCGCTGTCCTGCGGGACATTAAGGGCTGGCTGTATTCCGAGCCGGACAGATACCACGAAATCACCGACTCCTACGATGCGGAGTATTTCCGCTACGGCGTCATCTCCGGCAATCTGGATATTGAGGAGCAGCTAAACAAGGTCGGCAGCTTTACCGTGACCTTCAACTGCAAGCCTTATAAGTACAGCCTTGCGGGGCAGGAAACGGTGTCGGCTGACGCTTCTGAACTGACGATCACCAATCCGACCGCTTTTGAGAGCCGACCGTACATCAAGCTATACGGCAGCGGTGCGGTGGTAATAATGATACAGCCCCAAGGTCGAGGCATGATGATTTCCGATCTGGATGAGTACATTGAAATCGACAGTGAATTGATGAACTGCTTCAAAGGCACCGCCCTCAAAAATGACACCGTCAAAGGTGCGGAATATCCGGTTTTCAAGTCGGGTGTTTGCACCATCAACTGTACCGGCGATGTAACGAGGATTGAAGTCATTCCGAGGTGGTGCTGTCTGTAAGGTCGTTCCTGATTGTAAGCGGTAGAAAAACTCAAAAAGACATGGGGTCTAATGCTTTTAAAAAGAACGAAAAAACGGAATTTATCTCTATTCAAACATACAAGCTCTTGACAATAAAGCTCCTATATAGTATAATTTAATAAACTACTATATAGGAGTATTTGCATGAAAACAAATGGCGGATTTCTTGTCACCAAAATAAAACAACTTGGAGACCGGATTTTTGAGAAGATTCTCAGCGAAAAGAATATTGATGCGTTCAATGGAGCCCAGGGGCGCATTCTTTATGTGCTGTGGCAGGAGGATGGTATCTCAATCAGGTCACTCTCGACTAAATGCGGATTAGCGATAACATCTCTTACTACGATGCTGGAAAGAATGGAAAATCAAGGGCTGATAAGCCGTGTTCAGTCTGAAACGGACAAAAGGAAAACACTCCTGTTTCTGACTGAGAAAGCACATGCCTTAAAGGGCGAGTACGATTCTGTATCTGATGAGATGGGCAGTATTTACTACAAAGGTTTTTCAGAGGAAGAAATTACCCGGTTTGAGGAATGCCTCGACCGCATCAGAAAGAATCTTGAGGAGTGGCAGAAGCCATGAGTATTTGTATCAAAGATCAGATTCAGAACATGAATATCGTCATCGGCTGCACAGTGGGGTGTACATATTGCTATGCCCGCAACAACGTGAAACGCTGGCATATGATTGATGACTTCGCTGACCCTGAATTCTTTCCGGGTAAGCTCAAGATGATGGAAAAGAAACGTCCGCAGAACTTTCTTCTTACCGGCATGAGCGATCTCTCCGGATGGAAGCCGGAATGGAGAGACGAGGTATTTGCAAAGATCCGTGAAAATCCACAGCATCAGTTCCTGTTCCTTACCAAGCGACCTGATTTGCTGGATTTTGATACCGATCTGGAAAACGCATGGTTTGGCGTTACGGTGACGAGGAAAGCAGAACTGTGGCGTATCGACGCCCTTCGGAAAAATGTCAGAGCAAAACATTACCATGTTACCTTTGAGCCGTTATTCGACGATCCCGGTACAGTTGACCTTTCCGGAATCAACTGGATCGTTGTCGGCACTATGACCGGGGTTCAGAGCAGGAAGGTTCATACGGAGCCAGAGTGGGCATGGTCTCTGACGGATCAGACACATGCGCTCGGCATTCCGGTGTTTATGAAGGAAGACCTTGTCCCTATCATAGAGGATGAAAATATGATTCAGGAAATGCCGGAGGAATTCAATAAAGTGTTAGAGGTACAGAGATCATGGCAGAAGTAATCGATGGAATTCTCATTCGTGAGGTGGAAACAAAGAACATCATGACCAAGTCCAGTCTGCCGGTAGGCGGTTACTCGGTCAATCCCTATGTGGGCTGTACACATGCCTGCAAGTATTGCTATGCTTCTTTTATGAAGCGCTTTACCGGGCACAAGGAGGAATGGGGCACTTTCCTTGATGTGAAGCATTGGCCGGAAATTAAAAATCCGAAGAAATATGCCGGACAGCGGGTGGTCATCGGTTCTGTGACAGATGGCTACAATCCACAGGAGGAGCAATTCGGGAATACCAGAAAACTTCTGGAGCAGCTGATCGGCAGTGACGCAGATATTCTGATCTGCACAAAGTCGGATCTTGTGGTACGGGATATTGATCTGCTGAAGAAGCTTGGACGTGTAACCGTTTCATGGTCGATCAACACACTGGATGAAAATTTCAAGAACGATATGGACTCTGCTTCGAGCATTGAGCGGCGCATCGCTGCTATGAAGCAGGTATATGACGCAGGGATCCGTACAGTCTGTTTCGTATCCCCGGTATTCCCCGGCATCACGGATTTTGAAGCCATCTTTGAGCGGGTAAAGGACCAGTGTGATCTGTTCTGGCTCGAAAACCTCAATCTTCGGGGCGGCTTCAAGAAGACAATCATGGATTATATCGCCGGAAAATATCCTGACCTTGTACCGCTTTACGATGAGATCTATAACAAGCATAACCGCAGCTACTTTGAAGCGCTTGAAGTAAAAGCTGCGGAAATGGCTAAGAAGTATGATTGTCCCTTTGTGGATAATGAAATGCCTTATGGCAGAGTCCCGCAGGGACATCCGGTAATCGTGGATTATTTTTATCATGAGGAAATCCGTGGGACAGAAAATACAGGAAAAAGAAATCGTTAAACAGAAATTTGACCGAGCTCTTTGAACGAGGGAGACTCCTCGTCCGAAGAGCAAGAAGGTGCAGCCGAGAAAACTTGGAGCAATTCCGGTTTGTCGAACAACAAACGAATCACTTTTATTACACCACCAGGGAGAAATCCCCGGTGGTATTTTTTGCCCGAAAGGAGGTGGTTTTCATGATCCCGGTGCTTTATTTGCCCAACGCTGCGGACTTTTCCTCATTCGGTCTTGGTGTGCTGACGGACACTATTTCCTGCGAAGTCACCGAAGAGCGAAACGGTGTGTTTGAGTGCCTGCTCAAATACCCGGTCAGTGGACAGCACTATGGGCTTATCACCAAGGAGTGCATCATCAAGGCAAAACCCAATGACACCGCCGCCGACCAGGCATTCCGTATTTACCGTATCACGAAGCCGCTCAACGGTATCGTCACCATCTACGGTCAGCACATCTCGTATGACCTCGCCAATGTTCCGGTGATGCCGTTTTCGACGGAGAGCCGTTCTCCGCAGCTTATCCTCTCGCAGCTTCTTGCCGGAGATACCCGCTTTACGGGCTGGACGGACTACTCGGATGCAAAGGCGTTTTCCGTCACGCAGCCGAAAAGCGTCCGTGCCTGCCTCGGCGGTACGGAAGGCTCCATGCTCTCCAAATGGCACGGCGAGTTTGAATGGGACAACTTCACGGTAATGTTCCATTCGCACCGAGGACAGAAAACCGGTGTGGTCATTGAATACGGCAAGAACCTCACCGCATTGGAGCAGGACGAGGACAACAGCGGCGTATATACCGCACTGCTCCCGTATGCCGTGTACACCCCGGAAGGCTCGGACACCGAAACGGTGGTCACGCTGCCGGATGTCACGCTCCCCATTGTGACCTCGGAGATCGTCCGGGCAAAAACGCTCATCATGGATTTCTCCGACCAGTTTGACGGAGTTGTGACCGAGGAAGCCCTCAGAGCGAAAGCCAACAGCTACATCAAGGCAAACCCGCTGGGTGCGACCCTTCCCACGGTGAAGGTGTCCTTTGAGCCGCTCTGGAAACAGCCGGAGTATTCGGCACTCCTGGAGCGGGTCAACCTCTGCGATACCGTCACCATCCGGCACTCGCTATTGGGTGTCAGCGTGTCGGCTATGGTCATCGAAACCGTATACGACACCCTTGCCGAGCGGTACAAGAACATTTCCCTCGGTCAGAGCAAGTCCAGTATGATCACCACCATCTCTGAGGTGCAGTCCTCAGTTGATAAGGTGGAGTCCACGGTGAGACGCTTTCCGAAGTTGCTCCAAACCGCTATTGGAAAAGCGACTGGGCTTATCACCGGCCAGAGCGGCGGCTATGTGGTTATTAACACAGACAGCGAAAGCGGGCAGCCCTACGAGCTGCTCATTTTGGACGCTCACTCCATTGACGAAGCCGTGAACGTCTGGAGGTGGAATGTGGGCGGTCTGGGCTTTTCCCGTAACGGCTACAACGGTCCCTACGAAACTGCCATCACGGCGGACGGGCAGATCGTTGCAGACTTCATAACCTCCGGCTCTCTGGTGGCGAACATTATTAAGGCAGGTGTTATCCAGTCGCAGGACGGCTCGTCTTATTGGGATTTGGAGAGCGGCGAAGTCGTGCTTCGAGCCTATGTTTCGACCGATGAATTTGCAGAGAAAACAGCCTATCTCCAGCAGAATGTGGATGGGCTGAACAGCTATGTGGCGACTCTTACCGAAACTATGGAGTCGGTTTCCAACGACCAAGGCATACTGGAAGAGCGGCTGCGAAGCTCCGAAAGCAAAGTATCTCAGCTTCAGCACACGGTGGAAGGCTTGTCCGTCACCATGCAGGAGCAGTACATCGGCGGCATCAACTATGTGCAGAACTCTTCCGGGCTGAACGGCATCACGGACGATTGGAGCTACTCCGGTACGGTGAAAACGGATGCCTCCACAGATACGCAAAACAACACCATTTCCGACTCCTGCTTTGTGTTGGGAGCCTATTCCTCGTTGTCGCAGTACATCCGAGGGGTAGTTCCCGGCACTTATACGATCTCAGTTCGGGCAAAGAAAACCTCGACCATGTCTGGGTATTTCTATGTGACCTACAACGGGAACAAAACCAAGTACCTGTTCAATAAGTCCACGACGTTTGACTGGACGGATTACTCCGTAACGCTCACGGATGTGACCGACCCTACGCTGCGAATCTACTGCTACTGTCGGGATGCGTCCATCTACCTCGCCGACATCATGATCTCCGAAGGGGCGATCCCCCGAAAGTGGACACCCGCACCCAACGAAATCTACACGCAGGAGGTTAAGATCGACAAGCGGGGCATCGAGGTATCCAACAGCGCATCGTCCCAGCGGACGGTCATCACAAACACGGAGTTCGCCGGTTACTACAACGACGAGGTGATCTTCACCCTGAACAAGGACGAAACGCAGACCAAGAAAACCACGGTGGACGGCGAGCTGACCGTGGGTAAAACGAAGTTTGTCCCGATGCCAACGGCGTCCGAAGGGCTGAACATCGTCATTCTGGATTAAGGAGGGAAAGCTATGGCAACTTGGAAAAGCGCGGCATACGATGGGCGCTATCTTCAACTGGACATTTCAGAAAGCGTGAATGTGGTCGGTAACAGCTCGACACTTTCCTGGACGCTGACCTCTACCGGTGGCGCATCCACTTACTACACCATTGACACGACCACTGTAACGATCAATGGTACGACCGTATACTCAAAGGACCGTACCTATTGGGATGACCGTGTTTTCCCGGCAAAGAAAGGTTCTGTCAGTGGCACGATTACTGTAGCTCACAACAGCAACGGCAGCAAAACGATTGCGGTCGGATTCTCGACCCGTGTGTATATCTACGGTTCACAGGAATACGGCGGCAGCATGACGCTGACTACCATTGACCGCTCTGCTCCCACAGTTACATTCAGTACATCGAATGTCACGGCAAACGGGTTCAAAATCTCCGCTACATCCTCTGCCACGGCGGACATCTGGCAGTACAGCACAAACGGCGGTTCGAGCTGGACGCAGTTCTCAACGACGGCATCCACCAGCGCCAGCGTAACATTGTCCTCGCTTTCGCCGAACACGAGCTATACGGTGAGGGTCAGAGCAAGGCGGCAATACAACCACGTCTACGGCACTTCCGGCAGTTCCACGGTCAAGACGCTGGGCGGTGCTGTGGTGAATAGTGTCAACACGGTGACGGCGGACAATGCCACGGTTTCCATTACCATCAATGTGACCGTGTACGAAGCCTCCTACACCAATACGCTGGTGCTCAAAAACGGCAGCACGACCATCCTGACTATTTCCGGGCTTTCCTGGTCGAAGGGCACGGCGAACCGCACGGTTACGCTGACATCGGCGCAGAGGACAACGCTGTTGAACGCCATGGCGTCCATCAAGTCCTTTATAGGTACCTTTGCGGTTTCGTCTTACAGCGGGTCTACGCAGATCGGCAGCACCTCAAGCAAGACCGCCACTGTACTGACCACGGCAACCAATTCTGCTCCAACCATAAGCGGATTCACTTATGCCGACAGCTACACGACCACGAAAAACCTCACAGGCAACGACCAGCTATTCGTTCAGAACTACTCGACCCTCAAGGTCACGCCCGGAACGGCAACTGCAAAAAACGGAGCGTCCATTTCCAACTATACCGCTTCCTGCAACGGTTTATCCGCATCCAATTCAACTGGGTCTGCTATCACAGTCGGAAAGATCGCCAAGTCCGGCAGCGTAACGGTCACGCTCACGGTCACGGACTCCCGCGGCTACACCGCCGAAACTTCACAGACGGTGACGGTCATCCCATACACCAAGCCGAAAATATCCTCGATAACGCTCCGGCGAACCAACGACATTGAAGCGGAAATGCAGCTCAAATTCAGTGGCTCTATTTCTGCTGTGAACGTAGACGGGACGCAGAAAAACAACGTGGTTTATGTGCGGTATCGGTACAAGAAAACCAGTGAGAGCAGCTACGGCAGCTATACCAGCATCTATTCCGGCACGACAAAAAGCGGAACCTCTTTCAGCTACTCCAATTTGGAACTGTGCAATCTGGATGCCAACAGTTCCTACGACCTTCATCTACAGATCCAAGACAAGCTCTATTCTTTGAGCAGTCTGGATCTGTATTTTACTGTTCCGCAGGGTACGCCGCTCATTGCGCTGCGTAAAAAGAAGGTCGGCATCAACACGCCGGAGCCACAAGCCATGCTGGATGTTGCCGGGGATATGCGGGTGGATGGCTCACCCCTTGCGGATTTTGTCATTCAGCAAGGGACAAGCGGCATCTGGAATTATCGTAAATGGAAAAGCGGTACAGCGGAATGTTGGGGTCAGTATTCCTTTACGACCGCCATTTCGACGGCATGGGGCGTGCTCTATGAGAGCGGCGCAATTGCGCTCCCTAATTTCCCATTTACCTTCGCGGAAATTCCTCATGTCCATATCTCCACGGAGAACAGCAATTACGCCATGTTTGTGGAGCGAGGCAGTTCAAGTAGCTGGTCTACAACGACCAACCCCGGAAAGATATTTGCCGTAAGACCAAATACGGTACCATCGGCAACCTACAAAGTATCAATCTATGCTATCGGAAAAGTGTGACGCTCCGGCGTCACTTTTTTCATACCCATTTTTAATTTCAAAGGAGGACAAACAACATGAAAGAATTCTGGACGACCATTCAGCTGGTGTTCGCCGGAATCGGCGGCTGGCTGGGATGGTTCTTGGGAGGATGTGACGGCTTGCTTTACGCACTTCTGGCTTTCGTAGTCATCGACTACATCACCGGCATCATGTGCGCTGTGGTGGACAAGAAGCTGTCCAGCGAAGTCGGCTTCAAGGGCATTTTCAAAAAGGTGCTCATCTTCGCCCTGGTCGGCATCGGGCATATTCTCGACACCCGCGTCATCGGCAGCGGCTCGGTGATGCGTACCGCCGTCATTTTCTTCTATTTGTCGAATGAGGGCGTGTCCCTGTTGGAAAACGCCGCATACCTGGGACTGCCCATTCCGCAGAAGCTGAAATCCGTGCTGGAGCAGCTTCATGACCGCAGTGAAAAGGAGGATGAATAACATGGCTTACACGAACAGCCCCCTGGTGTCCTACACCAAACTCAGCCCGAACCACTCCGGGCAGCGCACCCACAGCATTGACCGCATCACGCCTCACTGCGTGGTGGGTCAGTGCTCAGTTGAAACGCTCGGCAACATCTTCTTGCCGACCTCACGGCAGGCAAGCAGCAACTACGGCATTGGCGTGGACGGCAGGGTCGGGATGTATGTAGAAGAGAAAAACCGCTCTTGGTGCTCCTCTTCCACAGTCAACGACCAGAGAGCTATCACCATCGAGTGTGCCAGCGACAACACCGAGCCTTACGCTTTCAAGGATGTGGTGTACAAGAGACTCATCGAGCTTTGCACCGACATCTGCAAGCGCAACGGCAAAACCAAGCTGCTCTGGCTCGGCGATAAGGCCAAGACACTCAGCTATATCCCGAAATCCGATGAGATGGTTTTGACTGTCCACAGATGGTTTGCCAACAAAAGCTGCCCCGGTAACTGGATGTATGCCCGTATGGGCGATCTGGCATCCAAGGTCACGGCGGCTCTCGGCAGCGAGGTGAAGCCGGTCGAACCGGCCAAGCCCATCGGCACAATTAAGTCCGGCGACCTCGTGACCATTACGGGCAGCACCTACTATAACGGCAAAGCCATTCCCGGCTGGGTGAAGAAGCTCCGCTGGTATGTGGTCGAGGTCAGCGGCGACCGTGCGGTCATCAACAAGGATGAGTCCGGTAAGTACGCCATCATGTCACCGGTCAAGACCTCTGCGCTCGCCGTGGCAGGCACGAAACCCTCCGAGGATTATCCCATCCACACCGTGGTGCATGGTGACACCCTCTGGGCAATCGCCAAGAAGTATCTCGGCAACGGCAGCCGCTATAAGGAGATCGTCAGCCTGAACGGACTGAAAAGCAATGTCATCTACAGCGGTATGAAGCTCAAGATCCCGAATAAGTAAACCGAACCTCATCACACGCCCTCTGCGGATCATTTCGTGGAGGGCGTTATTTTTTTGCCTTTTTTCCTGTACATTCAACTCTGTGGTTGAATTTGGAACGCGAGAACACGAGGAACAGCGGATTCCTATCTCTCTGTATAATACATATTTTTATATGCTCGCGCTTTTTCTGTAGAATTATCAGTATAATAGGATTTTTTGCGTTCTATGTGTTCCAAGCGTGGAAAATCAATGGTCTTCAGAAGCGGAACATCCTGTGGCGTTCTCTTTGGAGGAGCCTGCAAGTTGTTTTTTATGCTCTAACGATGGGGGTTGAATTCTTCGGTAGTGAGTGAGGGAGATAATATCAGACCTGTCCCTCGGAAGGAGCTAACGGAATCATGACGGACGGTCAGAAACAACAGATTATTCGTTTGAGGGCTGCCGGAGATGGCTATGGAAGAATAGCGCAGAAAGTCGGCATATCGGTGAACACGGTAAAATCCTTCTGCCGAAGAAATAAAATCGAAGAAGCACCCTTAGAACAGAGTGCGGTGTTCTCAGGCGAAATAACATATTGTGAGAACTGCGGAAAGGAAATACGGCAGATAGCAAAGCAGAAGAAAAAACGCTTCTGCTGCGACAAGTGTCGAAACGACTGGTGGAACAGCCACCTTGATTTGGTAAAGCGCAAAGCCATCTATGATTTCAAATGTCCTCACTGCGGCAAGGAGTTTCAAATCTACGGGGATAAACGCAGAAAATATTGCAGTCATGAGTGCTTTCTTGCGGAGCGATTCAAGGACGGTGGTGTTCATGAGTAAGGAAGAACTGAAGAACGAAAAACTCTATCAGACCACCATGTATATGGTCAGAAAGCTCTTTGAAGACGGTACCATTACGGAGGAAGAGTATCGTCAGATTGATACAATTTTCCTTGAGAAGTACCACCCGATATTCGGCACATTATTATCGGGAATTTCCTTGACTTCTGGGGCATAAAGAGTGATGTATGGTGTCGGAAAGGAGTGATTTCATGGCTAAAATCATAAAGGTCGAGCAGACAGTGCCGACCATAAAAACGAAGAAAAAAGTGGCTGCCTACGCCCGTGTTTCAATGGAATCGGAGCGTATGAACCATTCCCTCTCCGCACAAATCAGCTACTACAGCACACTCATTCAGAAAAACCCCGACTGGCAGTACGCTGGGGTGTTCGCCGACGACGGAATTTCCGGCACGAGCATAGAGAAACGTGATGAGTTCAAACGCATGATTGCTGCTGCGGAAAAGGGAGATATCGACATCATTCTTACAAAGTCAATTCAGCGGTTTGCGCGCAATACGGTGGATTTGCTGGAGACGGTACGGCGCTTGAAAGATATCGGTGTAGAGGTGCGGTTCGAAAAAGAGCACATCAATTCCATGGACGGCGATGGCGAATTGATGCTGACTATCCTTGCGTCCTTCGCCCAGGAGGAAAGTCGCAGCATTTCCGAAAATGTAAAGTGGGGTACGCGCAAACGCTTTGAGCAGGGCATTCCCAACGGCAAGTTTCAGATATACGGCTACCGTTGGGACGGTGACCAACTCGTCGTTGAACCGGAGGAAGCCAAAATTGTAAAGCTCATCTACGACAATTTCCTGAATGGGCTTTCGGCGGAAACCACGGAAAAACAGCTTGCGGCAATGGGGGTCAAATCCTACAAGGGGCAGCATTTCGGCAACACCTCCATCCGGCAGATACTCGGCAACATTACCTATACGGGAAACCTGCTTTTTCAGAAAGAATATGTCGCAGACCCTATCAGCAAGAAAAGCAAAATCAACCGCGGAGAGCTTCCGCAATATTGGGTAGAAAATACACACGAAGCCATCATCCCAATGGAAGTATATCAGGCTGTGCAGGCCGAAAAAGCCCGCCGCCGCGAACTCGGTGCGCTTGCAAATTGGAGCATCAACACTTCCTGCTTTACGAGCAAAATCAAGTGCGGGTGCTGCGGAAAAAGTTATCAGCGTTCAAACCGCAAAGGTCGCAAAGACCCGAATGCCAACTACACCATTTGGGTTTGCGGGACACGCAGGAAAAGCGGAAATGCGCACTGCCGGAACAAGGATATTCCGGAGACAACGCTCAAACAGGCCTGTGCAACCGTCCTCTGTCTGGATGAATTTGATGAGAGTGTCTTTTCGGAGCAGATAGAGCGCATTGAGGTTCCTGCTCCGAATGAGATGCTCTTTTATTTCAAGGACGGTCACACCGTCCCGCACCATTGGGAATCCACCTTGAGAAAGGACTGCTGGACGGATGAGCGCCGTGCGGCAAAGGGGCGGTATGTTCAGGCACACCAGCTCGGTCCCAACAGTTCCTGCTTTACAAGCCGAATTCGTTGTGACTGCTGCGGTGAAAACTATCGCAAACAGCGTTCCAGACACAAAGACGGCAGTTTCGACTCGGTATGGCGCTGCGCATCAAACGGAGACTGCGACAGCCCCAGCATAAAGGAAGAAACGCTTACAGCATTATGCGCCAAGGCAATGGGCATGACGGCTTTTGATGAGACAGCTTTCAGAGTGCAGATTGCCTGTATCCATATCACCGCGCCGTTTCAACTTTCTGTTCACTTTTTCGACGGACATACCTTCGATGCTCAATGGGAGAACAAGAGAAAAATGCCCAAGCACTCGGAGGAACGGAAACAGCATATGCGGGAAGTAATGATAGAAAAATGGAGGGAAAGACATGGCGAAAGTAAAGACCATTCCGGCAACAATCAGTCAATTCACGGCAGCGCCGATTAACAGCACAAAAAAACGCCGTGTTGCCGGATATGCCCGTGTTTCAACCGACCATGAAGACCAGGCAACAAGCTACGAGGCGCAGGTCAATTATTACACCAGCTACATCAAAAGCCGAGATGATTGGGAGTTCGTCGCCATCTACACGGATGAAGGCATCTCAGCAACGAACACAAAAAAGCGAGAGGGCTTCAAAACGATGATTGCCGATGCGCTTGCCGGAAAAATCGACCTTATCATAACCAAGAGCGTGAGCCGTTTTGCCAGAAACACCGTTGATTCTCTCACCACGGTGCGAGAATTAAAGGATAAGGGCATCGAGATTTATTTCGAGAAAGAGAATATATGGACGCTGGATTCAAAGGGTGAGCTGCTCATCACTATCATGTCGAGCCTTGCGCAGGAAGAAAGCCGCTCCATTTCAGAGAACGTAACATGGGGTCAGCGCAAGCGCATGGCGGACGGAAAAGTCAGCTTCGCCTACAGCCGCTTTCTTGGTTTGGATAAAGATAAAGAAACAGGAAAAATAGTGGTTAACCCAGAACAGGCGGAAACGGTAAAACTGATTTTCCGTCTCTTCCTTGAGGGCAAGACGCCACACGCTATTGCATCGCATCTCACTGCGCAGGGCATCAAAACGCCCGGCGGCAAGGATGTGTGGAATCAGCAAACCATTCGCAGGATGCTGTCCAACGAAAAATACAAGGGTGATGCGCTCCTGCAAAAGGAATTCACAGTTGATTTTCTGCAGAAAAAGCTGAAGAAGAATGAAGGCGAGGTTCCGCAGTACTATGTGGAAGGCAATCACGAAGCCATCATCAGTCCGGCGGTATTCGATTTGGTACAGGAGGAGCTTGCCAAGCGGAGCAAAGGAAAAACGCGGTACAGCGGCACGACCATTTTCTCAAACAAAATCAGGTGTGCGGATTGCGGAAGCTGGTACGGCTCCAAGGTCTGGCATTCAACGGACAGCTACCGAAAAACCATATACCGCTGCAATAACAAGTACGAAGGCACAAAATGCGAAACGCCGTATGTGACAGAGGAAGATGTCAAAGCGGCTTTTGTGTCCGCATATAACCGACTGGTTACCGAGAAAAAAGAAATCATCGCCAATGCGGAGCTTGTCCGCAAAACGCTGTGCGCAACGGATGCTCTACAGATAGAAAAGCAACGTCTGGAAGATGAGCTTTCGATGATTGTTTCCATGACACAGAGCATTGTTACTGAAAACGCCCGGATTGCGCAGGATCAGGACGAATACAAAAAACGCTACGACAGTCTTGTAGACAGGTACGATGAAACCAAGGCACAGTACGATTCGGTGGCAGAGTCCATTGCAGCGAAGGAAGCAAAGAGTGTGTGGCTGGCTGAGTTCATCTCCCTGATGAAAGCACAGAAAGGCGTTATCAGCGAATTTGACATAGGGCTTTGGAGTAGCACAGTTGAGTATGTAACGGTTGACAGGAGCAAGGGAATCACGGTTACCTTCCGGGACGGCACGGAAATCAAAGCATAA